TTCACTAGTCAAGGCTTCTTTAAGTGATACACCAGTTGGTGTTACAATTATCTTTGCAGCGTCTCTAATCATTGCTCACCTCCTTCCCAATCATCAGTCGTTCCTAGTAAATGTGCTGTCTCTTCATTGTAAGGAATACAATACTTACGACCAAATCCGATACAACGAAAAGGATATTGTGATTCTTCTCTATAATGAGAAAAGAGTTCAGCTTCCCATACATCATCTTTCTCATTTCGCCCCAACACTTTATCGAATGGCTTAAACTCACACTTTGGCTTCAAGTCCACAATCTGTTTCTTCTCAGCATCCCAAGCCTTGTCTTTCTTTGCGAGAGCGTCAAAGAGCTGCTGCTTCTCTTCTTCTGTGGCATAGCGCATAGAATAGTCTTTTGGTTTTGTAAGATGAGCATCCTTTCTTATATGTAAAGAATTATTCTCAAACATTGTTACATAGCGATAAATATGTTTATCATCTTGACCCTTGTATATAAGTATATAGTGATAATCGTCAGAACTATCAATTACACATAGTATATCTCCATCCTTGAACTCAGGCTGAGTCTTATCGATTTCCAAAGTTTCCATATTCAGTTTGCCATCCAAACGTTCCTCAATGGTATTTATGTAGGTCTGAGCTGCTTCTTCGGATTCTTTGGTGTAATTAACGGTATCACCATAATGTTCTTCCTCATAATCTTGTAGCTCATCATTTTTGCCATAGCATTCAACATAGTACTTACCAACAAATGAAGTATAAGTATCATCATCAAATCTCTCGAAGATAACCTTGCATTTACCATCATTGCTAACCAGTACATCGCCTTTCTTCCATGCGAACTTAGACCAGTCTCGCATTTCTTTTGATGGAAAAACAATACATTCTCCGTCATCATACAAGTTGCCATTTTTATCAAAAATACCTTCTCCACCATTCATAAAGCCAAACTTCGAACTATAGAAAGATACTTTAAAACTTTTATCGTCTGCTTCTTTCAACTCACATTTACCACAAGCAGAAGAGTACAACTTGGTTCCTTGTGGCTTATCCTTCAAAATTTTTGCTATATTAATCTTTGCATCCATAATTAAATCGACTTTTGGTTTAAACAATATTGGTAGTGACTCATACTACAATTAGCGTATTTTGATATTTTTGGTAACTCCCCATTATAAGGAGTGACTTTCAATCCATCAATAAAATCGGCATTCTCGGTATACACTTCGGTATTATATTCATTCATATATACTTTCTGTGCTGATGTAGAATGGCTTTCAGCTCTCAACTTACCTAGTGAACGCCAAACCTGCTTGCGATGGATGAACAATCCATGCAAAGGGATTGTCTTTACTTCTACTTTTGTTTCCATAACCTTTATTTCCATCATTATTTTTTATATGTTATACATTTATTCTCTATCTAAATAAAACGGGGAATATCGCAATATTCTCATTTCTCTTCTTATCTTAATCTCAGCTAAACGAGCAGCTTTATAAAGCTTAATATATGGCTTATCTTTGAGATATTGAATAAATTCAACAACAGAATATTCTTTCTTTTCCATAACCTTAATCATTTAAAGATGATAATAACTATTTGATACCCTTGCGCCCAAATCGAAGCAGCCCACGGCATCCGGCTTTAAGAAGCGTTTCTCTAACTTCTCCAAAGCCACTTTATATTTCTGCTCCATGTGCTTGCAATGAAGTCTCTGAGCTAATTTAAGTTGCTCAACAACACCCTTGCGAGCAACTCTATATCGTTTATCGGACATCATAGCCTTATTCGTTCACATAGTTGATTACTTGCTCTTGACCTTGCTCATGCAAGTTATCGAAAGCATCTTCTATAACTTTAGCTACTTGGTCGCCATTAAGGTTCTCCAGCATTTCGCTTACAACCTCTATCTGCTGGTCTGTTGCTAAAGAGCAAAACTTGTCAATAAGAAAGCTCTTCTGTGCATTGACGAGCATATCATCGAATAAATCCGATACATCTACACTAACTTTATAACATGCCATAATTTGAAATTTTAAAAGTAATTAGTTGTACCACACATCATTTGGCATAAGAGCCAATTTCCATCCATACTCTAGTTCATACCTTAATATTTTAAGGTCGTTACTCATTACAGACGAAAGACCTACAAACTTATTTTCGTACTCCATAACTTAATTGTTTAGTTGCCATACTTATAACGCAAATAATTAGCTTCTGAGCCAAAATAAAGCTCAGTGTCGCTCATATTTGCCTCCATCAAGTCTTTCTCAACATCTTTATAAGAAGGCACGCAATCCTTAACTTTTTGGCAGAACAAAGGATATTTTGAAGAAACGTCTTCCCCGTCTTCATCATAGATATTAATCTTATCTACATTGTAATATGGATAAGAAGAAATATTTCCATCTGAATGGATAACCTTTCTACTCTTAACGGACACCACGATTTCAGCAGGTTTGTTAATAGCATCAAACTCGCAAGTAAAATCATCAAGCTGCGCCTCAAAAGCCGCATCATTAATCTTTTCAGATAAGTTTTCAAAAAACTTTTTCATTTTCTTATTACAGTTTTTGTGGTGTGTCTCACCATTTTAATTAGTAACTCTGTTTCTTAATTACGATGCAAAGATACAAAGAATTATCAAAATATGCAAATTATTTAATGTATTTCTTTTATCTTTTAACACTCTATAATAATGCGAACAAATAATTTGCTGACATTAACACAAAAATCCCCACCACTACATTATTATATATAGTGATGGGGCAAACCTCAAATGGTATTTTGCCTTTGGACTATTTTTCTTCCTTATCTACGATTTCAACAAAATCTCCGATTCCCAAACGAGCCTTATTGATACATGATGCTATCCAACCTATCAGATAGGCAGATGGTTCTCCACCATGTTTCATTTCAATATTACCCTCGATAGCATCACAAGCGTGACTAGCCTCATGACAAATTACATTCATACGCATAGCCTTACTGCTACTGAATAAAACAAGAACGCACTTTCTTCTTGTTTCTCTTATGTGAAGTCCGTAATAAGTAAATCCATCACCATTTAAAAAATCGTACTTTTCAATATCCGTACCATCATTATTCAAGAATGCTTTCTTTGCATCCTCAAACTGCAACCCAACACCAACACACAATAAGTGTGGGTAAATGGGCTGGTCGTATTCGTAATATCCTTTCTTCTTCATACCTCATCGTTTTTATGTTCTTCCCATCCTTTCCTCGAAAAAGCATACCAAGTATCACAAATATCAAGAGCGAGAATGTCGCCTTGGTCAATACAAAAATCGCTATCAAAGCCTTCGATATGAACATACATCACTGCTATAGTATCATAAGGAACGCTACGACCTTCAAGACAAGGGTTTTTAAAATTCTTAGTCTTGTATAAACTTGTAACAATTGGCACTTGAAGAACGTCTGAAATATTCTCAGTGCTAATCTCTATCGACTTCTTAAACTTCTTCATATTCTCAACTATTAAAATTTCTCAAAGTAGAACTCAATTTGTCTATCAAAGTGCTCTTCGATTAAACCATAAGCAAGCGACATCTTTACTTGGAAAGAAGCCTTACCATTAAGCAATCCTTTAGCCTGTCTAGTAATCTCTGAGCGAAATTGTTCCAAACTCATATCACGCTTACGAAGATTACAAGACCTGCAAGATGGCATATAGTTCTCCATGGAATCATCGCCATGGGATACGACAAACTTTCCCTCCTTGTCGCTCCACCGAGAGTAACACCCTCGATTCTTCGGAACAAGATGGTCAACCTGCATATCCTTATACTCTATACTCTTGCCGCAATAAGCACAATGCCCATCGTATTTGCGATATATTTTAAGTCTATCTTCTTTTTTCATAATCGTTAATGTTACCTATCAATATGCCACTTAGAGCAAACCTTGCATAAGTAAGGATGCCAGCCGGAAGCCTTCAACTTCGAACTCTGATTCAGAAACTCCCAAGCATCCTCCTCGGATTCGTAAGCAATTTTTGCTTTCCAAGAGTCCCCCTTTCTAACCCAATGCTCAGGATCTGGATGCAAATGACAAGGAATATATTTATTTCTTTTCTTCATAACTTCTTCAGAAATTTAAGTTGAAACCCTTCTGCCTTTTTTATTCCTGGGTATAGTTCTGTTAGAACCTCCCATGCTCTTGTCTTGTGCCGATGCCACATAGTTACCGGATGCACACGCTCACCACTTGGTAATACATAGAAATCTGCCTTAATGGTATCAATATGCTCATAGTTTGCAGCTTTATATATAGTTCCCTTGTTACCTATGGACGTATCGGCATAAGATATAAGATACTTGATTTCCTTATGTGTTGCCCTAATATACTTATGCAAGAGAGATAGGCAAATCGTCTCGCTAAACTTTGGCATATCATCAGACAGCCACATTCTGTCAAATTCCCTCACTTGATGGTAATCCAACACTTCGCCCTTTTCAGTCTTGATGTGCGGTCGGATTCCATACCCTATTTGCATTGCGCCCCTTATCTTATCCTTATACAATACCAAAAGATTCAAGCAACTATTCTTCGTTACCTTGTGTGAAAAGTGATGAGGAACTATGATCGCATCTGCTTGCGCCTTATCGCACTCCATCAGCTTTATTCCCTTTTCCTTGCACTCGTAACCGATAACAAATCCGCAGAAGCCTAGCACTGGAGACTTGTTCAACTTTCTTCTTCTCATATCAATAATACCTCCAAAAATAACGTTTGAAATTGTCTAGCAAATGCTCTATACAAGCTTTGATTTCGCCTTCTCTCAAGAATCGGTTGCAAAAACCTATCAATTCATCACGTACCAACCCACGTTTTAAGGCTTCGTCTCTCATGGCTCTTATAAGAGCATCCGTTGTTTCTTTATTCCCATTTCTTACAACAGGATTGCAACAAAACACCTTGCACATATCCATAGCTTCAAAACAAACTTAACTGCCTACTCATATTCTTTAATTCGTTATTGGCAAAATCGACTTGTCGTTTGTCTATCTCAAAGCCTATATACTTTCTTTCAAGATTAACACAAGCCCTTGCCGTTGTACCGCTCCCCATGAATGGGTCTAGAACAACATCGCCAATATTCGTTGAGTTTCTGATTAGTATCTCCATCAACTTTACTGGTTTTTCAGTCTGATTAATCAACCCATCCTTATCCTTGCGTTTGTTTGTAGGAATAGGAACGCTCAGAATATCAGATGTACCAAACTCATTGATAGGTTTACCACCTCCTTTACGAAGCATAATGATATACTCCTTTTGATTCATATAATAAGTTCCACACACCTTAGAGCATTTATCCCATATCAAACACTTTGTGAAATGAAAATCACTTTTTCCAATCACATCAAGAAAGCGCATCAGATTGTAATCATTACACATAAGATAACAATGTGACTTATCTTTTAGAACACGATATAATTCGTTTATATATTCAGAAATATCTATGTCGTTACTCTTGAATATCTTACCTTTTCTTGTTTGTAAATCAGTCCAATATCCGCTCATGTTACTACGCCCACCTCTAGCTTGTACCGGATAAGCTACATCTGAGCATACTATGTCTATACATTCATCGTCTAATAGCTTTAGAAGCTTTCGACAATCACCTTGATAAATTCTATTTAACTCCAGCATATCCAAACATATCTTTTTGATTTAACATTTCTTCCTTAATTCTTCTTTGTGCCACATTGAAATAATCCTTATCCAATTCAAAGCCAAGGAACTTTCTGTTGGTACGCAAACAAGCAAGAGCCGTACTTGCGCTGCCCATAAAGCCATCAAACACCAAGTCGCCTTCATTTGATGATTTCAAGATGCATTGCATTAGCAAAGGGATTGGTTTCTCGTTCTGATGTACCAATTTATCTGATGGAACTCTATCAAAGTCCCATACATCCTCCAAACGCTTCCCATTTATGGTTCGTCTGCCTTTATTCAAGTACAGGATTGGCTCGTAACATTGACCATATTGCGCCTCTAAATCTCCAGCCGTATGGTTGTTCTTTCGCCAAATGAGCACATTCTTAATGGTAAACCCTGCATTCCTCGCTTGTTGCATAAAAAAGTCTAAGGTCTTGGCACTACAGAAAATATAAGCAGCACTATCATCCTTTAAAATCCGGTAGCATTCGCTCATATAATCAATAATCAATTGCTCATTATCATCATTGAGTATTTCCTTAGAGAAACGATGGTCGTCAGCTCTCCACCCAGTCTTGTAGGCTATGCAATACGGAGGGTCAGTAACAATCAAATCCACCTCCCCACTCTCTATTTGTTTCATTCCTTCTATACAGTCGGAATTGTATATTCTGTTTAATTCTAGCATATCAAATCTCTTTAATAGCGTTAACATAAGCTTCGTGAGCTTCTTCTTGCGTCCCAAAGCATCCGATATAAATTTTCTTCTTACCTATCTGGTACTGAGCTTGCCATTTTCTGTTGTTCTTATTCCACGTCACGCCCAAGTATACCGATGAAGTCTTCTTTGCTATAGCCGAATAAACCATATTGTATCTTGCAGTGCAATACTCCAAGTTGTCTACATCGTTATTCGTCTTGTCGAAATCCTTATGATTCACCATCGGCAACGCATCTGGATTCTCCAAGAAAGCCTGAGCTACCAAACGATGGATATAGAACATTTTGCGTTTTCCGTTCTTGTAAAGCCATACCTTCAGATAACCTTTTGGTGTCTTGCAAGGTGCGATTTCCTTTAATTTGGACGTTCTCCCAATAGTAAAAACATGCCCCTTCTTGCTTACACAATATCTTTCGTAACCCTTTACAGGTCTTATATCACCAAGAAATCTAGCAACACATTTATCTTTCATTGTTACCTCCTTTTTCAAAGAAACTTGAATATATAGATTGCGCCTCCGATGTATCTAATAAATCAATATCATCATAAAACCTTCTGTACACAACGCCAAGCTTTTCATCATTTCCTATTTCTCTTGCTTTGGCTATTTGCTCACATGATTCCATAAGAAATGCACTAATCTTCTCATAACTTTGCATCTGTGTCTTCTTTAGCATATCCATGCTTACAAAGGTTTTGTAGTGTATAATATGCTTATCTTGATCATACTCGGTGAGTATCAGACCTTCAGGAATAGCAAACACCACCCTTTTAGTCTTGTCATCGCCATAAAGCTGAATCGCACCTGTAAACGATGTATATATCTTTTGTAATATCTTTGCTATCGGTAAATCCTTTTTCAAAAACCTTTCAGCAAACCTCTTCATAAAATGAACGCTCATAGCAAAACAATCCTCGCTATATCCTTCATTTCTGCTCATAGGAATATACTCGTTAGTCTCCTTAAGATAAATGAATACACCGGAAGCAAAGACATCACCATGTTTTACACCTACCACTATGAAATAATCGGCATTTGGTGTAGCAAACTCAAAGGTCTTTGTTATTTGCCTAACTTTCTGTCTTTTCATTTCACGTTTAAGCTCATTAGCTTTTCGCATCTGAAACTCATAGATTCTTGTTTCATCTAAGTTTCGTACTCTACGCATCTCACCCGAAGTCATACTTGCTGTTATCATGCGCATTCCTCCTTTTTAATCTTTGATAACCAACAATCCCAGATTCTTGTAGCTACATTAGCCATCATAACAGGAGGAACACACATTCCGCAAGCAAACCAAGGTTTCATGCCATTAAAGTCATAATCCATCGGAAATGTTGATGCTAAAATCGTATCATGTGCTGAAAGATAACTTGGATTATCATAATACACAAGTCTATCCTCCATTGCTGATATGGTATTGCATACCTTGTTCTTTTTGAGAAACATGTTATTGAACATAGAAAGACGATTATCCATCCGCTTGACAATATCACCGATAGAATTATCTTTCTCATTTCTATGCTCCCAATACTTCATCATTCCTTTAGGAATTTGCCTTCCACTATAGTCAGAGAACTCATCCAAGACAATTTCTTTCTCGTTGAAGTCCATATCTATCTTAGGCACTCGCTCGAACAAATCCTTTTGAACCATAAACGGCTCGCAAAGGTCTTTACGTAACCCAATAAAGAATACCCTAGGTCTGTTTTGAGGAACACCCATGTTACGTGCATTGAGAAGCCAATGCTGCAAGATATATCCGGCATCATTCATCTGTCTATAAATCTCCTTTACGTACTCGATGGCTTCACCTTGTAATAAACCTTGAACATTCTCAAAAACTACTACCTTTGGCTTTAGTTCTTTAGCGAGGTCGATTGAGTAGAAAGCCAAATCGTCAAGCCTTTGCGCCTTCTGACCTTCTCGGAATACTTTTTCCTTTCCCCAAGCCTTTTGGCGGTCACCTGCAATACTGAATACCGAACATGGGAAGCTTGCATCCAATATATCCAAATTATGCAATTCTTCTTTCATAATTTGCCCCCCCATATTGATATTGGTAATCAGTTCACGAATATCACAATTGAAAGCGTACTTGACATCGTGATTCTTCAAGTACATCTTCATAACCTTTGGGTCTATCTCATTACAGGCTACAACATCGTAGCCAGCTAGTTTGTAACCAAAGGAACTTCCACCTCCACAACAGAAGCAAGACATTACCTTACCTTTGTCTTTTGTGAAATTAGCATCTTTTTTAGTCCATCTATAAGGGAACTTGTGCTCGTTTTTATACATTTATCTACCATAAAAAAACAATCGTTAATAAAAACCGATGTATAAAAATAACCACAAGTAATATGGTTGTAAAAAGGGCTTCTAACCCTTGAATTTAGATTCTGTTTTCTTCGGCAATGCGTCTTAAATAATCATCCGCAGCGTTATCGTCTATTTTCGACTTAAGAGACATTCCTGTGTTATATCCTATCATCAAGGACACATTCTTGCTCTTTTTCTTGTTCTTTCCATATCGCCAGCTAAAGACCTTTCCTAGCCAAGCTATACCGACAATACCATCTGATACAACTATTGTCGGCAACAAAACAAATACTTTATATATCATCGCTATCTAATTGAGAGTTAAAAATATATCTATTCTGATTCAACCAAAGCTCCACGTAGTCAGCCTTGATTTTCAGAAATTCTTCGTATGTGTAGCATTTCTGCTGCTTACCACCTTTATTCCAATAATAGGCAACTCCTCCCAAAGAAAAGAAGTCTATCAAATCCATTTCCTTTCGCTCCGGTTCTTCACGCTTTTTCTTTTGCCTATATCTACTTACAGCAAGCAATATGAGACAAACGCAAAGCAACATGGAAACCAGTATCTCAAATATTAACCTTACGTCTTGCATCTTATTTAAAAACAAAAACACGAAACTACCGATTGCAAAGTCAAAGGAATTGTGACTCGGACTGCCTTTCGGTATAGTCCATCGGGTTTCGTGTCTCTAATATCTTATCAATTTCTTAAATCGCCATTTTATCCTTTTTTGTTCTGCGCTTGCAAAGATAAATAATATTTCGCTAACATGCAAGCGTTTTAGTGCTTTTAATACTTTATTTGCATTATTTTAAACTTATCCTTTTTTGAAGTTCATTCCAAACTCTTCTTCCGTTACCTCATACATAACATCACCATATGCTACTCTTTGCTTGTCTTTCGCCATCAGCAATAAGTTTCTATAAGGTATCTCTTTCACTACTTCTTGGTAAGATAAGTGCAGACTATCCATAAAAGATGCAATCTGCCCTAAGAGTGTATCATTACCTATGGTCGTGGTTTTGCTATCATCCTTGCTGCACTCTTCGCCAAAATTGATAGCGTCTGAAAATCCTTTATAGAAATTAAGGAATAAGCCGTTTGTAAGCCATTGACAACCTCTTCAAGCGTTCCTTTAGATAATTCACCACTAATGGATTCATCACCTTGTATGAACACGGACAACGCCTTGCAAGCATCATCCAAATTCTTAAGCATTCCTAAGACTTCCGCTAAGGTCTTGCCATCTTCGAAACTATCTAGGTATTTAGCCGCCTTGACCAATTTTATAATTGTAGGTGGTGATACGTAATAAGCCTTTCCATTCACGATTATCGTTACGGTGTCCTCTCCAAGAATTGCATCCGCAACTAATTTACTTGCCTTACTCATGGTTCTTAATATTAAAAAAGGGGAACGGCATTAACACCATCCCCCTCGATCATTTATCGCCTATGTCTTATTCCTGTTCTACTACCGCAGAGCCTTCCCATTGGTACTCGCCAGCAACACCATCGGTCTCACTTTCCATAGCAACGGCAGAAATACCCAAAGTGATATTCTTGTCCTGCTGGTCACCCTTGGCTACGATAGCTGCATTTGAGAAGACAATGTAGTTTCCGGTCTTGGTCTGAGCAACGATGCACTTGTTGATATTAGCCAAATCTTGGCTAGAAGACCAACCTACTGCTTCTGCCTCCGTTGTAGTCTCTTCTCCGGTTGCCTTGTACATCTTACCACCCTGCAAGTCTACCTTGTTCTTCCATGAGAATACACCAATAGAGAATGTAATTGTCTTAGCACCCTCATCAGTCTTGTCACGATAGTAAACCTGTCCGTTCAGCTCGTTCTTGTACTCGGTAACACTAGGGTCATCCTGAGAATATCCCCATGTTCCCTCATGGCTGTTCAAGACCTCTGTAGCGGTTTTCAACCATGTAGCCAACTTAGCAGGTGTATTAGCCTCGGTAAGAGGAGCACCATACCAAATTCTCTTGATTCCAATAAATGGTTTCATCTTATCTTACGTTTAATGTTTCAAAATCTATAGTAATGTTTGCGTAATGGCAACTCAACCTACTCTCTTGCTCTATGCCGTGGGAGCGGATAGAATAACGATACCATACTTCCTCAACCTTACCAACATCCATGTCGGACAAGGTTTCAATAGCCTTTTTTAAAAGCTCGTTCAATTGAGGATTAGCCTCGCCCTCTATATCTTTGAGCAATATGTTTACCTCTATAGTACAATCATTGAAATAGGTCTTGTCTGCACTCATACGCTTAGGAATAATGACTATCAAACCATCATCGGGAATCTTCTCACCGACCATAGGCTTTTCCCCTTCAAGTCCACCCTTTTTCAGATGTCCTTTCAGTCTACGTTCCAATCCCATCAACTCCAAGTCATCATAGATTACATGACCAGCATCTATTTCTGTTATCATTGCATATCCTCGATTTCTTTCTTGATATATTGAATACCCGAATCTATAACATCATATCCCCTAGAGGAAACATCAGACGCATATTCGGCTTTGTTTCCAAGGGTTAAGGTATGGTCATGTACATTACTATAGTTTGACCTTCTGAGATTACCTGTGCGGTTTCGGTAGTTTCCGTTAGCCTTATCAAGTTCAACGGCTGTTTTACCTAACCTATCAAGGAATTCATCTACTTCCCTTTCTCCCTGCGCAAAGAAAGCGTCTATCTCATCCTTTATAACATCAGACATAGATACTCATATAACCAAGATAATTGCACTTAGGGGCATTATAGACCTTTCCACCTCCTCGGTAGCTTCCATCATCGGAATAGACCTGGACTTCATCACCTTCGGAAATCTGGCACTTGTCACAAACAATATGATATTTCGGTGTATATATGCTACCATTCTCGGTAGTGAAATGCTCGGTAGAGTTGTCATCGCACCGACAACGCCCCATTTCTTTCCATTCCTCAGAAGAGCTAATGACCTCGTTGTACTTGTTGACAACCTTATTCACGAACTTCTTCTTTAATATATGAGGGGAATATAACATAACCTAGACATTTACCAAATATCAGACTTATCCGTGATAGTGGAAAGCCCTAAAGCTGCCACCACTTCATTATCCGGAGCAACACCATATTTTCGGCAAAGCCACATATAGTATTGTCCTATTCTAGAGTAGTCCCAAGAGACAGAGAATCCATTTTCGTTCACATTGCTCATATATGGAGCAAGCATCAGTTCCTCGATTACGGAAATCATCGCCTTGCCTACAACCTGCGAATTATCAGACGTATATTCTTCGTCAAGGTCTATACCTGACGAAATATCTTCCAATTGAGCATCGGTAATATTCCAAGCACGCAACTTATGCGAAATGTATTCTCTTATCTTCATGTGACATCCTTATTTCTGAGCCTGACTCATAGCCTCAGCGATTTTCTTTGCAGCCTCTTGCTCGCTCTTAGCCTTTTCGTCAAGTTCCTCTTCTACATTCTCCTTTTCAGAAGTCTCTTCGGTTGACTCGGCAGCATCCTTTTTTGGGGTTTTCTCCTTTTTAGGCTTGCTCTCCTTCTTCTCCTTTAAGACTTCCTTCTTAGGTGTCTCTTCTGGTTTCTTTTCTTCTTCCTTTACTGGATTTTCTTTTCCATCATTCAAGACTTCCTTTTTAGGAGTATCTTTAATTTCCTTATCGTCTTTTAGAGGTGCAGAATGGTTATCATCCTGCACCTCCAACATCTTGCAAAGCTTACGTTCGATAAGGGAGTTCATACGTTCTTCGTCAAAGTCCAAGACTGCACCAACTTCATAGATGGTGTTAAAATGAAACTTATCACGGAACGGACTAATTACCTCACCTCTCATAAGCCTAACCTACTGCTTGTGTTGAGTCCAAAGAGTAGATAGCATCAACGTTATTCAAGATAGGAACAACCATTGCTTGTGAGCTGGTGAACTCACGGAGTGGGTCGTTTGTAGAATAACGGCTAGCCAAGATATACTCATCGGCTGACTGATAAGTAACACCTGCAACTGGTCTTGTAGCTTCGGCTACGTTAGTCCAGAACAAATCACCAAGGTTATCATAGCATGTAAAGGTCATGTGACCCTTAGCCCAAGGGTTGTGTGTTCCCTTCTTGCCGTTAATCTCGGTCTTGATTGTACGGGCTACACGTACCAAGTTAGTCTGCCACTTGTTCTTGAAGATAGAAGCAATTTGCTCTAAGCTCAAAATAGGAATATTGCTATCACTATTAATCGCAATACCTTGATTGAAGGCAAACTGAGCACGAACCTGCTTGTTCTTACCAAGCAACTTGATTGTGTAATCGTCAAGATAACAAGTAGTGATGGTATTTTGGTCTTCCATCGCCTTGTCGTAAACCAATTGGATGTCATCAAGTGGGGTTGCATCCTCTGCGTCCCAAGCCTTAGTGCCATGACCGAACTTGTTCTTCTCGGCAAAGCCAACATCAACTCGAACGCCTGTACCACCTGAACGGGTAGCCAAAGCTACACCTGTTGACAACTCACTGAGGAACATATCTTCAATACGCTCGTAAACCGCCTGAATACAACGAGGAAGGTCTGCAAACAAGTTACGCAAAATCTGTGGCTGAGGCAAACGTTGCGCAATCATGTTGTCCAAATCCTTAAGCTGCTTCTCTGACATGTAGAGTTTCATACCAACCTTTGGGATTTGACCCTCAGCGGTTGATACCTTGTCACGGCTCTTCAATGGAAGTTCTGCATCCATTGATACAACGTCAGCAGCAACTCGTGTGTATTCCACAGTAATTGATGCCCAGCGTCCGTCTTGACTATAGGTGTTAGTCAAGTGGTCTCGGTACATATAGGTCAATGCGGTCTGATTCTTGCCGTTCAACTTCTCTACTACACTTGCAACAAGTTGAGGGAAGTATTTATTGACCAACTGAAAATAAAGTGATTTTTCCATCTGTTATCCTCCTTCTTTTAGTCTTTGTCCATAGTTGCATCAGACTCATCGAACTTGTTAGCATCCTCATCGCTAACCAAAGCAATCTTTGGCATAGCTGTAAGGAATGCATCCGGATAGTCTGCACCATTTGCAGCCTTGGCTGCTACCTTGTTTACTTGTCCAGCAGTCATAATTGCCGCTGGCTCACCATTCAGAATGGAACGATAGAGAACACCTGCGTACTTGTAATCCTTCAATGGGTCACTATCAACGCCCAAATCCTTATAATTGCCTGTTTCGATAGGCAATGGCTTGTAAGTTCCCTTACCATCTGTCACGATAACATGACCTGCGTAAAGAACTTCATCTTTTACGCCTGTCCAATCCAAAGCACGACCGCCCTTGATGTCGCCTTCCCATTTCTGGATAATGACGGAATCCTCACCAAAGACAATTTGCTTTTTCGTAGTCTTCAATTCCTGATTCATGTTTTTCAATTTTTAAAGTGACTGAACTAATGATGCGGCTACATTGTCAACGTCCTCCTTTGTTGGCTCGCCCTCGCTAGCACGATAGCTACCCCCGAATTGTGGCTGTTGCAACGCCTTGTAGTTGTTCGCTACCTTGGAGAGGTATGTTTCGATAGCTTCATCTGTAGCATCATCGCTCAAGGTGAAACCCTCGTTGATACGACTTTCGGGAATGCCCAACTCCTTAGCCTTTGATAAAATCTTCGCATCGTGGTCTGCCTTTGCCTTTGCCTTTGCAGCAGCCTCTTCCTTAGCCTTAGCCTCCTCAGCTTGCTTTTGGATAGTTTCTTGCAATTCCTTAATGGTCTTGCTTTGCGCCTCCATCTGTTCGTTGTAAGTCTTGGCTTGGTCTGTGTTCTTCTGAGTCAAGGTCTCAACGAGTTTCTTGAACTCTTCACGTTCCTTGGTTCTTGCTTCATCTGAAGCTTTCTTCTCTGCTGCTTGCTCTTCAAAGTATTTTTTGAGATAATCCGGCATTTCGTTTTTCTTTGCCAATTCCTCCAAGCGTTTCCTTTCGGCTTCTTCAGCGGCTTTCTTGGCTTCTTCTTCAGCTTTCTTCGTAGCTTCTTCTTCAGCAGCCTTGCGTTCAGCATCTTCTTTAGCCTTTTGTGCCTCCTCGAACTTTTTCTTGGCATCGGTAACTCTGCGGTCATTGTCCCTTTGCAAGGACTCCAAAAAATCCTTTTGACTAGCAACCACTGTCTCGATGTTGTCATCAGTAACAAGCCCCATCTTATCAAGCATTTCGGCATGTGCCTGAAGAACTTCATCACCTAACCCAAGAGACTTATACTCTTGTTTTAGTAACTGGAAAATTTTCTCTTTCATTCTTTCGATATATTTGTTAAAACTAGTGCAAAGATAATACGAAAAGAACAATTAATACACTAATCCGTTTGCAAGTATCTCACTTTTGCCTAAAAGTGAGCAATAAGGGCATTTACAAGCGATTTAAGGCTATTTTATTATGAAATCGTAAACTAGTAGTAACACAAAATTAAACTCGCATATAACGAAAAAAACGCCAAACATCCTCACGGACATCTGACGCTTGTCGAATAAAAAGAACCTAAACATTAATCATCTAAAAGTTTATAACATTTCTCATATAACCCAAATGATTCAAATTAGAATAAAACCGTCCATCACGCTCTATGAATTTACCGGACTTCACAATCTCACCATTATGCAACATTGCAAACTTAGAACCATGAGCTGTCCATTTATTCATTTCTTTCATATGTTCATTAGAACCCCAACCATATTTCTTGATAGTAGGATAAATGAAACGTTCAAAGCAAATCTGACTATCCGTTTTATCATGCTCGGAGCAAATCGGGAGCACTCCATTATGTGCGAACCAATAACCTGCCTTATAGAATGGATGGCAATTCTTGACACTGACTGAACCATGAGTAGCAAATCTAAAATGTATGATAACATTTTCATTTTTATTTCGCTTCATCAATCTACGGATAAATGTAGAGAAATGCAAACTCTTGTAATGGTCAGACTCGCTCACGAACCCACAACCATCTGGATTTCTCATATACGCTGCCCTCAGCTCATCTACGGATGGTAAAGCAACACCTTTCGGACATACAATAATAACACACATATCTTTACCCTTTCTTTTTTCTTTGTAATACTTTGTTTTTGTGTCCTAGGGCTTTTACCCTAGGACTACATTAATTAATCATTATTGGCTGCAAATGCATCCTTACGGCTCTGGAAGAAAGCCTTCTCTTCTTTATTCAAGAAAGGTATATCTTCGATATTCATAACCTCACTAGTGAAGACATTGTTTCGAGACCAACCGACAAGCTTTGCGCAGAACTTAACCCACATTTCAATCTTCTTATAATTGGTTGAACCTTGATGCTGGCGAAACTCGATAGTCTTGTGACGTGTATAGCTCTCAGCATTTACCTTGTAATATCTATCTCCATGAAATACATTACGTCTAATATCGTAATTGCCGTGGCAATTAGAGAAATCCTTGTCAAGCAAGCTGGCTGCCCAACGGCAATTACCTCTTCTTGAAGGAGCCATGAAACTATCAATCAATCTTTCAAGCTTCTGATAATTCTTGAAAACGTTAACATACTGCTCACCTGTCAACTTAGCTGCACCGATATGAACGTGAAGACCACAAGTAGAATTAACTCTTGCACCTACAGCATCCAAAGACTTGATAGCCTTCTTCAAAGTTGCCATACCATTTGTATTGCCATTCAATACCGGACTTACAACCTCGTTAGGGTCAACATCACCACCAACTGAAGCATCACTAACAATCTTGAAATAGCTCTTGTTATCGGTGTGGTTATAACCCTCAGAATGAATATCAACACCATTCTGACGACCTGCCTCTATCAAGGCATTGCGCTCGGCATGAACACATTCAATCTCAACACCGAATGTATAAACGAATCTCGTAGAAGTTGAACCGCTTGGCACACAAACCTTCAACATATCGGAGATTTCTTTCTCACGAAGACCGCAAGCCTTCAATGCAACAATCTTTTCGTTGCGAGGCATCTTTGACTTCTTGATTTCGTCAATAGTCTCAATTAATGACTTCTTTGAACTTGCGAATGAAAAACCAGTCTGCTTAGACATAATCAATTGTGCTAGTTGTTTCGGGTCTTACCCCTTGGTGTCGCTCTCACCTTATTGAGTGAAACTTGTCACTCGGCAAATCAACCAACTTATCTTGATTGACGATGCAAAGATACAAATAAGTTTCGAAACTTGCAAGTTTTTTAATGTTTTTCTTTATTTGTTTAACTTACTATAACTAATATACACATCTTGTTAACAATTCAACTTTTTTTATACCTTATTATATATAAAAAAGGCTTCGATGTTCACACACCAAAGCCTAAAAACTTCACTAACTAATTACCAATTTTACCAACTATCTTCTTAAATCATCACCAATATCTTCTTCTACTCCCAAATCCGGCAGTCTGTCATACGCTTTTTGGTCATCACCACCTTCAGACTTAACACCTAGCAGATAGCCATTCCGAAAAGCATAATAAACCAACTTCTCCATATCTTTTGCTGTTGCATTATCTGTCAAATGTAACGTGGCATACAATCCCATCAAGAACTTCCGTACATCTTTCGGATATACTTTATTATTCTTCTCTAAAGCGACTGCCATTCTTAGTGGACTTTTCATATTCTTCTAATTTTCGTAAAACCATCAAACGAAACACAAAAGAGAACCATTCCGCTTGTCTCCCTAGTTCATAGACTTATTCGCAACTTTATTCGTCCCATCTGCTTCCTACGTTTACCCGTTGACAGATGTCCGAGATTCCAATAGGACAAACATCACGGCTCTCTTCTTGTGTATCATTGTGCCAACGGAAGGATTCGAACCTTCGACCCTAGGATTAAAAATCCTATGCTCTGCCACTGAGCTACGAAAGCGTAAAGGAATGGTTGGATTTGCACCAACGCCCCCTTGGTTACCAAGCCAAGTGCTCTACTACTGAGCTACATTCCTTGTAATATGACAAAAGTACTTGTGGTGCAAGGGAGATTCGAACTCACCGAACCCGCTATGGGAATTGATTTACAGTCAATCTTCTTTAACCGCTTGAATATCGCACCATTTGTGGAACATACTCCTATTCCTCCTCGTTGCCCCAAGTGGATTCGAACCACTAATGACAGAACCAAAACCTGTAGTGTTGCCATTACACCATAGGGCAATTTAGTACTGCATAAAGGATTCGAACCTTTGAATACCAGCGTGAAAAGCTGGCGACTTAACCACTTGTCTAATGCAGCATCTAGGGATTCTCACCCTAATTAGAGTTTCCTTGTTATAGTCTAGCTGAGCTGGGTAATTTCAAAAACCATGCCGTAAACTCCTAAGTCTTGACTTATTATGGTAGAAGCGACCTCTCAGAAGGCCATCTGTTTCAAACACGATGCAAAGATAAGCATTTTTTCTTATACTTGCAAGTGTTTTAGTGTTTATTTATATTCTTTTGATGAATTTTACATCACTTATCCTTGCGGAGAATACCACAAAGGGTATCTACAAGTTTCTTTGCGTCATCACCTTTGATTTCGATAACATTTGAAACATCAGGAGCATCCTCGCCTTTCTGTTCCTTATCCAAACGCTTACGGAGAGCCAAATCTGGATTCTCAACCAAGATAGAGTCTAAAGCATAATTGCAAATGCGGCTTGCAAGTTCCTCGCTACCATTCGCGTCACGCACAAACTCACTCTTGCCTTCAAGAATACCCATAATCTCATTGTACTCTTCAGCATTCTCACAATTTCGTGAGAGCATACCAATCACCTTGTAACGATCAATCTCAAAACTGACCTTTAATTTGTCTTTATTCATTTCTGTTTACTTGATTTATAAATTAATTAATTGCGTCTTATATTCCACATGCTTTCAGCAGGGCCAACCATAACATCAATATTAGCTCCTTGCTTATTTGCTACTGTTTCAATCCACTTAAGGTTGATAAACTGACCAGCGGAAAGGTTCATTTCTTCCATATATGCCTTATCTGCCTTTGCCTTTTGTCGCTCAGCCTTTTCTCTTGCTATCTGCACTTCATATTCACGTTCTTGTGTCTGCTTGGCTTGCACGACCTTTGCCGTGCGGTTCATTTCATTAAGCTGTTCCTTGTTTGGTGTAGCTTTACCAATGATAACCTCCTTTATGATGATAGGCATCTGCTTTTTCTTTAATAGAGCATTCACATAGTCCTGCATCTGCTTGCGTATCTTGGTGTCAATCTGATTAAGCACTTGCCGATTCGACATCAAGTCAAATGGGGAATGCTGAGAAATATGGTCTCGAACCAGATTGCAGAAATAATTGTTGAGATTAGTATCAAACCATTTCTCTCCATAATTCTGCAAAAGAATTGGGGACTTGCCTTGCTCAATCTGAGTAATGATTACAGTATGGAAGTCAAGTGGCGTGTTATCGTCACTAAACAAATCATCTAAGGTAATCTCATGACGGACTGGAACAATCTTGAAGTAATAACCACTCGTTGACCACCAACACCAAGTGAGACCAGTCTGCACTGCTTGCTGTTCAACACCTCCATGCCCAATAAACCAAGGCTTCTTTACGATTACGGCTTCTTCGTCTGCATCGGGAGAAACCGAATGACAACTTGTAAGCGCACTCATGCCGAGTATCGCAAAACAAAACATTAAGATAATTTTCTTCATTCTTAATTTGATTATTGTGTTATATTATTCGACTTTCGAAAGTTCTTTCTTCTACTATAATGTTCTTTCTTAATCTTTTCAAAAAACTAATTGTCTTGATGTTCACACTATTATTTTCGTGCATTTTAATGCCTTTGATGTCACGCAAGACTGGTCTGCCTTTCGTACTACCAAAGATAAAGCATTCCTTGCCCTTCCAAAGCACCATGTCGAAACGCTGAAAGCGGGACTTACCTATCTTATGAGAAGCAATGCAAGACCTACGAATACCACCTTTCTTCGGGTTCGCAACGTGCAACGCTCTCGTATGGCGAGGAACACAACGGCACATGAAGAAAGTCCCCAACCGTATTGCGTGTACGTTTTTGGCAATACAGAAAGCATCGGCTGCATGAGTCTTGGTAATACCATTCTCAATACGAGTGTGCTTGGTAACGTAACCATAGGTCAGGTGAACGTTCCTGAACTCTTCCTTAGCTTGTTCATAGACCGCCCAGCGCATGATGTTCATCACCGCCGCATCACGCAAAGTTGTGCCACGCTTGATTTTCAACTCGAACTCACCACGATGGTAAGCCTTATGGCAAGTCTCACATAAAGTTACGAGATTACTAGGGGAATTGCCACCAGTCTTACGGCTCTCTAAATGGTGAACGTTCAAGATAGGGTCTCTGCTCTTTCCCTTGCAATGAACACACTTGTGCCCATCCCTTGCCAAGACGTACTCCCTCACGTTCCAAAATCCCATCTGTTCGCCCTGTTGATACTCATTACCCTTGATGTCGGTATTCTTAATCTTTTGCGCATCAAACTGAGCAACCTCGATAGTTGTCTTAGTGATAGGAAGCAACTTATGAACCAAGCGGATAACCTTCAAGTGGCTCTCAACCTTTTGCTCAACACTTGGTGTTAACCAACCATCTTTCTTCTTGCGATTGTAGAATCTTTGCTCACGATAACGTGTCTTGCGGTTTCGCCTTGTCTGTCTCAACTCCCTGCGAGTAGAAAGCAAGTTCACTACATCGCTTCTTAACTCAACCTGCGCTGCAAGCAGCTCCTTTCTCTCGGAACTAGCCGAAACGCCAATGTGCTTTGAGCCAGCGTCAATGCCAAGGCTCACATCTTGTGTATAGGTGGTGCTCTCATAATCCAACTGAACGACAAACGGAACACGGCTGACAACATGAGCCTTGCCGTGACGAAGAAGATAACCTATCCTCCCTCCACGCTCACTTGGCATCAAAGCCTTGCCTTCCTTGCTCCTTACATAAATCATAATAAACTTAATTAATTAAATTAATAAATCTCCCACCAAAGTGGGGTTGTGCGCCCATCGCCAATGTTATGGGGTGGTTTCTTGTCCGCAGCACCGCAGCTTTCGCCACTTTTAACCACGAACCGCAGAGGTCAGAACTTGGACGGACATCCTGACGTGCCTATGCATTCATCCCTAACGTAGCTCCCCAAGTCCATTCGGGGCTGAGGCTAATCCGCTCCAGACGATTGAATGGATAATCGCTTAAACCTAATCAAAGGCTTCCGGAACTTGAATACCGGATAGCATCTGACTCTTCACATAGCTGACGAATACGCATATACAAGCGTTTGTCCAGCTCTTCTTCAAACAAAAAAGACAACTCCTTCCAATTGTCAACAACAGGAGCAAACCAAGGATATTGCTTCTTTACAACCTGTAGCTCATCCAAGGTTACGTGTCCGTATTCTACCATGTCATCGCATCTACGGAAGTCACTATTGTCTTTGGGAATATTCAAATCTTTCTTTCGTTTTACCCCCATCAATGCACTCCACATAGTCATTGAAGAGATACCTGTATCACAAGTGGCTATCCACTCTATCATTCTTTGCTTGTTCATTTTCTTTTATATTAATCACGCTAAGTCGCTTTATTAGCTCTTCACATGCTTCTTTAGTTAAGATGCAATTTTTGAAATCTTTAATACCAGTAACCTTTTCACGAATAGCAGCATTTGTGTCGTACACTTCTTGTAGTTTTTTCTGAAACTCAATTACGTCTTCGTTGGTGAGTTTACCTTTCTTCTCAACAATCTTGTTTGTTATATTCTTATAAACACATTCGAGTTCAATACATAAACGAGTTTCTAACTTCATCATTATTGCGTGTACAAAAGTATCATAAAGTCTTTCCATCTTGTATTTCCTCCGAAAGTCTTTTGATTACCTCGTTATCTTTATTCTCAATGCGAGCCTTTAAGATACTCTTGAAAGCGGCATCCATTGCTTCGTATCTACTGGAATATTCCTTACCATCCGTATGACACAAGCCTTCCTCTACACACCATGATGTAGTTTGCCAACAAAACTTACATTTCGAAATGTTTGCAACACAAATATAGTAACCGAAATGCTCTAAAAGCCAATCTAACACCATATCATAGCATGGAGCGGATATTGCCGGATGCTTACTATTCAACTTTAAGGCAGCAGAAAACTCAATATTGGATTTCTCCCACTCGGAATTGGAGTAAGCAATATAACTGCCATAATGCTCACTATATTTTCCACCCTTACGAACACCACCCTTTGCTGTCCAAGGGCTGGCGTAAGCCCAAAATTCGGCTATCTTCTCATCATAGCCGACCTCCTTCAGAAGCTTGGCTATTTCAAAGGGAACTACCTTTGGTTTTATCGTCTGTTTATTAGCCATTATCCAACTTTTTAATATCTTGCCAATGCGTTACTGGCATCAACATGTAATTACAAAACTTATACTCTGCGGTTATTACTGACGGGTTATTACTTCGATGACAAAACCAAATTTCCTTATTCTCTTCATTAGTAACAAGAACTTCTTCTTCAAACTCCGGCAAACGCTCCTTTACAGAAATCCAATCAGACTTATCCGCTTCATCATATGCTTGTTCTAGCAAAGGAAGAACCTTATCCAAGTCTTCGAAATCTGGTACGACTTCATTCACTCGCAAGATTGCTAGACCTAACAAGCTCTTAATCTTTTTTCTGTCCATTGCTCTTCTCGGTTTGTTTCTCTAAGTCTTTTAAATCTACCTTCTCAAATCGAGGAACTGGCTTACCATCTACCTCAACATTACCAAAGAACATTTCCTTTGGTCGCACCCAAACTTCATGCTGTCCGCACACTGCCTGATACGCAACCTTAGCTTCAGAAGTCTCGCTATCAGTAACCTCACCAAGGTACACATAGAAATTGCCCTTATAGTGTCGGTAAATCGGCTTACTGAATCCACCATGCAGCCAATCGGCTTTGCCGTTGATTTTCACGTACTCCCTTACCGCATCGCACTTACAGGACTTATTCAGCTCTTCTACCCAATCAAAGAAAGCTTGTTTGTCCTTGATCTCTTCACTTGATACCATGAAGAGATAAGTGCAAAGAAGCATCTTACCTGCATCAGTATCATATTTCTTGTTCACCTCTTCAGCTAATTGCATCATAGGTGTATCTAAGCGATAATTCCAACTCATAATCTATCCTTTCTTACTTTTTAAATTTGCCAAATCCTCTTTCAAACGTAGATGGAAATTATCTTCTCCATCATCACCGGAAAGAAGCCAATCAATTCTTTGGGCATAAACCTGAGCTTTCTTCAGAAGTTCAATACCCTTTTTGAATTCCTTGATAGTCTCTTTAGATAAGCCATATCTGTTAGGCATCGTATGATGATGCTTTCTAACATACTTGTCTTCATCCTCCTCCAACCATCGGTCTTCGAGAAAGCATCTTTCGTCTTCCTCATCCAACGGATGACCATCAACATAATCTTCTATCTTTGTATATATGTCAGCAATCCTATACTGAGCATAATCAAAACGTCCTCCACTCATAGACTTTTAACTTCAAACTTGAACTTACTTCAACGCAGTCAACCTCGCTTCTAGCTGTTGGATGATGTTATCTATAGTCTTTCCCCTATAATCAATAGCAATATCTTCCAGCACCTCAATCTGAGCCGCAATTTTTAATCTTTCTCTTACTACTGTCATAATCAAACTTGTTTATTATGATGCCGTGCTTGCAAAGTTGTAATGCACGATATAAACATAACCGCCATACATCTTTCCGATTGTTACTTCAACGAAATCAAAGATAATGTCGCCATCCATCTTGTAAGAAATCAAAGGTTCAGTTGGGAATGCATGGTGTTCTGTGTTGAAACGATACACTTCTTGTGATAGTAACTGCTTGAATACATCAACCTCACCATCCTTTGAAAAAACACCCTTAAACTCATCTTCATTGTCGATTGCAACAACTACTCCAAGTTCTCTTCTTACACATACACCTTCATTTCTACCACTTTGTTCATTATACAAGACGGGTAATGTGTAAACACCTCTTGATTCTTCCATATGCTTATTCTTAATTTTGTATTTTGTTTTTATCCTTCAAGTTGCTTACATTGAGCTAAGTCTATTGCATACGCCCAACGCTTCGGAACAAAAGACATCGTAGGTACGAATCTATCTGCACGCTCAACGCATACATCTTGCGTCCGGTAAATCAATCCGTCTGAGCCTTTTACCTGCAACTCTACTAGAATTGTATGGTCTAGCATCGGGAACTTATCAATATCATGCCAGACTTCACCGCCTTCAAGGAAGGTAGGCTTTATATGGTTCATCTTTGCCATAAAGTACTTCATGTAAAATGTTTGACTTATATTCGTTAGTTATGGTCTCGCAACTACCAAAGCACCACAAATCCTTGGATTGCTCCTTGTGTAACCTTGATGACTTTATATAATAGCCATTGTTGACATCGTAATGCTTACGTACCATAATGTTGTCGTTTACCACTCCAATCTCATCATCTGTGATAACATAGAACAAACGCCCATCGCTGAATGCTTTCAAGCCTTTGTACACTCCATTAGAGACAACCATCTTTTCATAGCCGTTCGTCTCCCAGTTGGCATAATCCCAGATGGTTTCCAAATCATCATCATTCAGAAGATTGTTGTCCGTAATAACCTTGCCGATTACCTTGAATTTGCCATCATGCAGCATTGCCTCTACGATAAATTCATCGGCAGCGTTGAAATCGCTAATCTCTATGGGTCTCATAATACTTGTGTTTAATATTCTCGTAAACCACCCTCTTTGCAGCCTTTGCTCTTCTGTTATTATCAGAAAAAACATCATCATACAAAGACATGTCTTCACTCTCAAAAGCCACATGCTCCCCTTTGTAGCAAGCATCAAAGCGGCATCCTTTTTCGGACTTAGCCGCAGTAAACTTTATCTTACCAAACTTAATCTGCATAAGCCCTATCCTAGAAAAAATATTAATGATACTATTTCAAGAGCAAACAAAAATGCTAATGCATTCTCAATTGTGAATACCTTTTTCATTGTTTCAATACAGTTTTACGTGTGTCTCACGCTCTAAATTTATATTGTAAGGGGATTTATATCCCCTTTATCGTTCTTACTTTAAAACTCGATAAGTTTCGTAGAAATCGTGAAAACTCTTCAAGTAGCCTTTCTCTGTCAAAGAGTTTAAGATTTCTTTCAACTCATCCTTGGTATTATCCAAATCGAAATCATACAACTCAGCAAATGTAAAGTACTTGTTACCCCCAATTACATCAGCCATCACTTCGATATTGCCATAAACCATTGTTTCTTTCTTACTCAATCTAGTATTCATAACGAATCACAGTTTTTACGGTGTGTCTCACCTTTTAAAATTAGTAACCTTGTTTCTTAATTGCGATGCAAAGATACAAAGAATATTTGAAACATGCAAATTATTTAATGTATTTCTTTTATGTTTTAACGCTTATTATATATGTAGGCACAAAATTAACTTTCTGTAGCAGAAAAAGCCAAAGAATCCATGACATACTCCCTCGCTACTTGCAAGGGATTGTTGGGTGACTAGCGTGGCTGCGCCCTTGCGAGTGCTTAGGTGACTTACTACCACTCCCCAATTCGGCAATGCCCTGCCGAAGTATATTCTCAGCTGCGAAGAGGTCTCTAGGATGAACAGCACCACAACTAGGACAAATCCAAACCCTATCACCCAATGACAGCTTATCATTCTTATAACCACAGGTGCAAAGGCGGCTCGAAGGGAAGAATCGGTCAATCTTATGAACCTGAACGCCATACTTCTTCGCAACGTGCTCCAACTTCACAACGAAATCGCCATGAGCCAAGTCAGACATCTTGCGTCCCCAACGCTTTGTCATTCCCTCCAAGTTCAAATCCTCCAAGCAAATCAAGTCGTAACGCTTGCACAACTCATGCGCCAGCTTCCACTGGAAATCGGAACGCTTGTTAACGATGTTTCGATACAATCGCTCCAGCTCCAACTTCTTGCGTTTGCGGTTGTTGCTGCCCTTCTTGCACTTCGAGAGGTTGCGAGACTTGCGCCTAAGCTCCTGCAAGTCAGCTTTAAGGAACTGCGGGTTGTCAATCTCACGCCCATCGCTCAAAGTCATGTACTTCTTCAATCCAAAGTCGATGCCCACGGATGCACCATCATGTGACTTTCCGTAAGACTCGGCTTTTTTGTCTAAGCAAAGGATGATGAAGTATTCACCCAACTTATTGCGCTTAACTGACACCCTCTTAACCTTGTCATCGTAGGGACGGCTCAAAAAGAATTTGAAAGACTTCTTTATCTTGTTTATCACAAGTTTGTTTCCACTGAGGGTATAGCCACCTTGTTTGAAAACAAAAGAACAAAATTCAGATGCTTTCTTGAACTTCGGTGGACGCTTTGCATCATGTTTAAAGAAACGCTTGTAAGCTATATCCAACCTATCCAAGATTTCCCTAACGGTATGACTATGCAATAACGTTGGCTTATATCGCTTAGAAAAATGCTTAAACATCGTAAATTTTGGAATATACTTGTGATACAACTTATAGTACCTCTTCTGCAAGGCAAGCGCATGATTCCAAACATAGCAAGCCTCACGGAGCATCTTACCCAAATGCTTCGTCTTCTTTGTCCGATATAGCTTGTACTTGTATGAAATCATATTCCTAAATTTTAAACAGTTTTTGAAAGGTGTGTCTCACCGAAATCCACTTGCAAAGATACGAAATTTCTTCCGTATATGCAAGGAAATCAGCAAGAACTTTCACCGAAATTCTAATTAAGTGCAGTTTATTGTGTGCCTCACATTTATATCTTACGCTACCTTGGTTAGCGTTTCTTCAGCAATCTCTACCCACTGGCAAGCATCCTTGCGAAAGAACACCTTGCTAGGGATAATCTTGCCATCGACCTCTAAAACATCACCATTACACTTGAATGTGTGGTTTCGGGTCAATGGTATCAAAAGGTACGTATTACCCTCTTTCTTGTCGTACACAAGCGTCAAGTCCGTACCGATAACCTGCGATACCACCTTGTGCTCATCTGAGCCTAAAACACCAATTCTGCCATCATGCTCAACGTAAAGAGCATCCATCAAATTCTTATCCATATCTCTTAAATATTTAATGTTCAAAGTCCGGTGCAGTTTAGCGTGTGCCTCACGAAATCTATTACAAGTCACACTCGTATGAGTATTGCTTTTTCAGCTTGTTCAATGCATTCTCGGTAACGTAGTAGATGTTATCGAAATATTCGCTTTTCTTAATGCTTCGGCTTTCCTTCAGCTCTACCTTGTGATTGAATGTCACTTCGTAGCGGTTAGCGATGCTTGTAATCAAGAAATCGACCTCACGCTTATGTCCGTCCAGCTCGGTCTCTTTATACTCTCCACGCTTGATAAATGCGTCCTTGTTCGTCTCTTCGATGGTTGCAACCATGTTGCCTTGCATCACGATAATCTTTGCGCTCATATCTAGTTTCTTTTTAAATCGTTAATAACCTTGTTAAGCAACTCTAATCAAGTTGTAGTTCTTGAATTGTCTCCACTCGCCCTTGACTTCATCCCAATACTTTGTGCAGTCCTTGCAAGCGTAACCCTTGCCGTTTGGAGTGTAGTCAATATGACTCTCCATCAAAGTGCCGAAAGCCTGACGAATCTCACCATTCATTTTCTGAAAGTAAAACTCAACGACCTGCTTCTTCATGCGAGCCTTCAGTTTGATAACCTGCCAAGCTTGCTTCAAGCATTCTGCCCAACTCATATAAGCACCTTTAAGCTGAAAGGCTCTGTGTGCCATATTCATCACTTCTCTCATCATATTCTTAAATGTAGTAGCCATAATCAACTAAACGGTTTTACGAGTGCCACTCGGCTGCATTGCAGCATCTAAATGTTATTGTTTCTTGTTTACGTTTGCAAAGATAAACCTATTTTCTTAATTTACCAAATAAAAATCAAACTATTTTCTTAATTTAACCTTTATTAGTAAAGAAAATAGGTTTATTTGCGCATTTTTGCTTATCTTTGCCGAAAAAATAAGATTATGGATATAAAATTACGAATTAAAGACATCTTAAAGGAGAAAGGTATTTCTTCTAAAGAACTTGCAGAAAGCCTTGGCAAAGCACCACAATATATAAGTAATATAATAAATGGTGGCAAAGGTGCATCACTTTCTACACTTAGTGAAATTGCTGATATTCTAAATGTGAATATGAGTGAATTATTTGCACCAACAAAAGAAGAGACAACAAAAACAGATTTCTTCGCCCTCTACAAGCAAGGCGACAAGTGCCAGTACACATCTTCTATAATAGAGGCAGAAGAGATCTTGCAAAAAATAAAGGAGGGGAAATAAAGTTCCTCTCCTTCAAATATCCTAGATCAAACCTCGTTCCTTGAACTCATTCATCAATGGGGTTGCCAAGACCTCAATATCTGGATGAGGCTTTCCGGTAGTTCCCTTTGAACGCAAATCGAAGAAATGAAGCCAATCACTCACGAATGCGGTATGAATCAGCTCCGTATTGGTATCAAGAGGAAGAATAGTTCTCGCATCTTGTGGCTTCAAACCATCATCCTTAACCAAAGACAAATACATCATTTCACATACTCTATTGGCAAACCACCATTTTTCTACCGGACTCCAATGCTCATAACTACCGATGTTCTTTGCAAGGTCTACAAATGTTCCACCATCATAAGAGGATGGATTAGCTGAACTATCATCACTAACCCACTTTGGCTTGTTGATAGCAATCTCGCCTCCGAACTTATCTTTACTATAGTTGCAATATCGGGTGCTTTGTTCCGCTACGGAATCAACACGATGCCTGTTAGCTTCTCTACTTACCGCAATCTGAGTAGTAAAGCGGACGGTTATTCGTTTCTCATGCCATTCCGTAGGCTCGCAGATATAGTCCAAATCCTCAAACCAATTATTTTCAACTATCACTCTGTAGTTGGTTGTGATATAGTAATCGTTACCTATCTGCATCACCTTGGAATACTTGTTCTCACGATAGTGTTTGACCAGTAGAGACTCCGGAACAAAGAAGTCATTATCGTAAGCTACATGGAGGTAAATCGTTCCATGCTCACACATGGCAAGATGGTTGCTGCTTACCATACGCTCAACGAAAGGTTTTGCACTATCTTTGTCTATCTTCATACTTGACGCATAGCAAGTGCGACCGCATAACTCTATCTGCTTGTAAACTCCATCCATACCCTCACCTTGGGATAGGATTTCATATTTTGGTTCTAATATCTTCATGTCCTTATAAGTTTTGAAATTCGACCACAAAGATAGCTATTATATTCCACTCTACCAAAAATTAGCACTCAGTTTAACAACACTTATCTATATTGTGAAAAACAAAAACTTTCACCATAAAAAAAGAGGAGAGTGCATCGCGCATTCCCCTCATACTCGATTATATATCAATATTACTACAGTTTAATTGTGTGTCTCACCGCTTGCAAACATATCTACTTGCTTGGATGACTTGTAGCCGATGATTTCTAATACCTCCCCAAATTTAGAATCATACCAATGTGGTTGTGTTTGATTCATATTCTTCTCGTTGATGTCGTTCTCACCATAAGCCAATCCTTTCTTGGTAATCTCACAATACTTGTGTACCTTGGTCGTACCCTTGCGCTCTTTTAGCTCCAATAAACCAGCCTTAACCGCCAACTCATTGAACTTTCGGGCAGACAATCCAACACCATGATATTTCAACAATTCCGTTGCGGAATGCTTTGCACCATTCGGTGCGCTCACGTAATCGGGTGTTGGTAATCCTAATGGTTCGGCAATTTTCTTAGCCATCGCCAATTTGGAAACATCGCTGAGATTTAGATAACCAGGAAGAAAGTTCAACCACTTCAACTTGATGTCAAAGGAATCGGAAGCCTTTTTATCTAACTTCTCTTGCTCGTACTTAGCTCTGGCAGCTTTCTCTACCTCGATAAAGTACTTGCGGAACAACCTGCCTTGCTCATTGTTCTCAATCATGCAAAGCTCCTTAGCCATATCCAAAGATAAGGCGTACTCCTTGCTTGGTCTGCCACCTTTTGAGTTTTCAACAAATTTGTTGAAAACCTCAAAGTCTTGATTTTCAACGAATCCGTACTTACTGATACGGTCTTGAATCCAATTAGAGAAATCACGCTTGCTACCCAACTTTTGATGCAGCTCCCTTGCGTTCACGGCTTGTTTCCCGTCATGCTCGATAATCTCTACAACTTCAACACCTCCTTTTTCATTATTAAGGAACTCTGAGACTACTGGTAAAGCCTCTACATTTACATCAGTTTTGTTAAATCCTAATGTCATTTACCTAAAATTTAAATTGTTAAACAAAAAAAAGGTAGTTGGCAGCATACCAGTGGGAGTTTAGATTTCTGTCGTGTCCCGCTCACGACTTGCTGCCTCGTACCATATATTTTATGCTACCTTGGAAATGATAGCTTTGTTCACCATCACCCATTGGCAAGCATCTTTGCGAAAAAACACCTTGCTAGGGATAATCTTGCCATCGACCTCCAAAACATCACCATTATACTTAAACGTGTGGTTCTTTGTCAATGGTATCAAAAGGTATGTATTACCCTCTCTCTTGCGTTCTACAAGCGTTTTATCCGTCCCAAGAATAATAGATACCCTTTCACTCTTATCGTCCTTTAAAACGCCTATTTTGTCTGTGTGCTCGATATAGAGCACATTCAAGAAATTCTCATCCATGCTCTTATGCACTTAACATTTTGTTATACTTCTTCTTGTTTACACCTCGTTTAACGGCTTCATAGAGTAAAGCCAAAGCAAATGCTTCATCCTTGACTTTCAAAGCCTTCAAGGTATCTCTTTTGACGTTGTAGTTCTCATCAACCTCACACAATGGCACGTAACCCTTGTGCTCGAAATTTCTTCGACCAATCGCCCAAATCTCATAGCCATCCGGAAACTCATTTGTTTTCTCGAAGACATAACCACCATCATTGATAAACTTTTCCATAACCAATTGTATTAAGTTCTTTACCTTATCTTTTCTTACTCCTCCCATCGGAAAGCGTTAGGGTCTTTTACAACTTTCTTGCTGGCTTCGTCCCACATATAGCCATCATTAAACCACTTTGGGGCTTTACCATTGATTACACGTTTCGCCTCGGCTATGCTAGCATAGTCCGGTTCAACTACATTATCAATGCGAACGAATACCTGACCGAAAACGTCCTCCACCTTGGTAATATGATGCCCTTTGTAGAACACTTCTTTCAAACACTTAGCAATTGTCTCCATATCTTATACTCTATTTGTGATTAAAACCAAATTGTAGCATCACACCATGTGAAAATATCCCAATGATGAATGTTATCATACATCACCTCTAAGTTGTTCTCTTTTATAAACTTCACGAACATATCGTAAACCTCACCATTTACAAACATATCCATAAAGCCATCTTGAACATTATATGGTTTTACTTGTACACCAATGTTCTTCAACTCACTAACAATCTCAGAATGTAACATATTCGATTTTAATTTAAAAGTCCTAAACTAAAGGGGTGATTAAATAGGCTCACCCCTATTAAAGCCTCGCCAAACACCTTAGAACGTGTAAATATCTTTATGCAACTCGCAAGAAGTTGTAAGCCTTGAATTGTCTCCAAGCACCCTTTTCTTCATCCCAATAGCGGATGCAATCTCTTGATGCTGCATGCCCTGTGCCATTTGGAGTATAGTCAATGTGGCTCTGAAGGAGAGTACCAAAGGCTTGTCTTACCTCACCATTCATCTTCATAAAGAAGAACTCTACCACCTTGGTCTTCATCGCTGCCTCAAGCTTTACGACCTGCCAAGCCTGTTTCAAGCACTCAACCCAAGACATTGAACTTGATTTCAACTGATAGGCTCTATGTGCCAACTGCATTACCTTTCTCATCTTGTTCTTAATTGAAGTTGTCATATCCTCAAACCGTTTTACGAGTGCCGACTCGGCTGCATAACAGCAATTAATAGTTAAACTTTAAAGCCTTTATCTCTTAAAGACATTGCAAAGGTACGAATATCTTCTCATATCACCAAGAGAAAGTATGAAAATCTTCTTATATTTAACCTTTGTTAGTACGAATATATTCAAACCACCATATTTATTCACATTTATTAGTAATATTTTCTTCTTACTTTCGTAATTTAATCGTACCTTTGCAAACGAATAAGTTCGTACAATCATTTAATATATATATAATATGTATAGACTAGAAGAAATATTAAAGCAAAAAGGCATCACAAAGACTACTTTTGCTAAGATGTTAGGGATAACCAAGCAAAGTATCCCTAACATTATCAATGGCAACCCTACAAAAGCGAGGTTGGAAGAAATGGCACAACTTCTTGGTGTTCCAACTTGGCAATTGTTTGTTGACCCAGAAGACATCTACTGCGAGTGTTCACCTAGGTTTAACTTCTGTGCATTTGTCCGCTCAGAAAATGGAGATACATTTGTAGCGTCTTCCTTGCAAGAACTTTGTTCTATTGTTGATAAGCTGGAAACTTCTTCAAATATGAAATAGTGCCAACCAAAGCAGATTTGCGTTCGTTCCACAATCCAAATGTGATTTGCGGTTGCATTTCAAAGGATAAATAGGACGGATATTCTGTCCTATTGAACCTTTGAAGACAACACCAATCATTCAACGAGCTAGAAAATAAGCCCGATGGTTTTCACCCAAATGGGAGAAAAGTTCCTATTAGGTCGCTCCTGTTTTTACTGGACATCTTAGGTTTTTGCCAATTTTGTCTAAAACCTACATTCATATAGCCAAATGGGGTGTCGTGATTTGCGACACCCCTACATCTGATAAATAATATGGACTAATATGATTTTTGTATCTTTGCCTATTGTTGACACTTTTTGTCAATTTCCATACACTTATTATGAATACATTTTATAGAGATTTGCCCTGCATCCATTTTTCACAACTTTAGGAAAAACCTTAACATTTGCTTTCAATGGGGATAAATGATGCTTAACCCCTCATTTGATAATTTTATTAAGCGAGCATCTTCTTACTTTTTCATTTCACAAATTTAGGAAATGAACCCTCGGGGAAATTTTTCCCTCGGCTACTTTCAAGGTGTGAAGACTTGCATCTGAACACATACCTGCGCTTAGTTGCATTTCTCCACACCTTTGTATTACAATCTATCCACCTTGTTTTTGATAGTGTCAAGATTACGGCTCATCTGTAAAATATGCTTATTCCAGCTTTCTTGTCGCTCATCAATCGACTGCAAGCACATCAGACTTTGGGCAAGGATGGTTCTTCCCTCATCAACGGCAACCCATATATTACCTACATTACCCATAATGGTAGAAACACTAGCCGTCAACAAGCTACCCTCTGTACCACCATTACGAGCTGCAATAGCATCCAACTTGGTATTTATGAGCTTTGCTTCCTCATACGTTCCCTCTGTGGCGATCTGCACCGCTGTGAAACGACCATTCAACTCTTCTCCTGTATCTTGGCTCATTGATTCAAAAGAACCGGAAGAAGCGGACTGCTCGTAAGATTGCTTGTAACCCGTAATATCAGCAATATTATCACGAATAGCCAAACCCTCTTGAACTATCTTATCATACTCTTCTTTAAGATTATTCAATTCGGTTGGCGTGAGCTGCCTTCCTCCATTCTCTTTCATCTTGTTTGCCCAGCTCTCATAAAGAGGCTTAAGCTTTTTATTCATAAGGTCTCCCAAAGCGAAGTTAAGCATCGACTGGTTGAGCATTGTAGTGAAGTCATTAGAAAAATCCTTTGCAGACTTGCTCATATCCATAAGATTGTTTATGAAGTCACTCTTCATTGAATCAAAGGTTGTTTGAGTCAAATTCTCATTGATTTGCTCCGTCAACTCCTCTAGTTTTCCCGCCAGTTCTGTATATTGCTCCCAATATTCCGTCTTATCATACTTGCCTTGGTCGGTCATGTTCTTCCATACATCCGCATTATGTGTACGAATGTCAGCCATCTGCTCTGGAGTAAGCTTGTATATATCCTCCAAGGAATTGACCTTGTTTATCGAAGAATTAGTATAACCACCCCTTATCTTACTTTGCTCAGCCAAAGTCTTATTGATTGCCGCATAATCTTGTGCAGAAAGATTCCAATAATAAGCATTTGAATGGTGTGCTCCATGATACCCCATCTGTGTTTTGAGAATATCCATCGTTTGGGTGTTAACCTGTTTTTGAGCATCGTAAGCAGCATTATAGTTGCTGACGGCTGTATAACCGGAAGATTTGTCAATAGACTCTTTTAACTTATCAATGGAATACATTAATCTATCATTGCTCTCGGTCAGCTCTTCTGTTTTCTTCGCAACTTCTGCACCATTACCTCCACCAATACCGAACATCTTGCCCAACGAACCAATGGTTTTTATTCCATTCATAGCTGCGCCTATGTAGTTTCCGCTTGCAAAATCAGAAAAGGCTTGTGTTCCACTGTTCAATGCATCCATTCCGTTATTCACAGCTTTACCAAAGCCTGTGTTTCCGAGACCCAAAGCATCGACTAATCCAGGAAGGTCTTTCAGTTTCTCTTGGATTTTTCTTAAACCCTCAGCCCATTCCTCGATAGTATCGTGCAAGCTCTTCTTTGCGGCATCCTGCTTTACCTTGGCTTCTTCCTGTGCCTTTCCAACTTCCTTTGTTGCCTTTCCAACCTTAACCTCTGAAACCGCCAAATCATCAAAAAGCTTACGTAACTTCTCCGTTTGGCTTACACTGAGATTCTTGGTAGAACCCATAAGTTTGTCCTTATTGGCAGAAGTGATATTACTGGTATCTATGTTAACCCCACTTTCAGCAAACACTCCTTGGATTTTTCTCCTTTGGCTCATATTATCAGCCTTGGCATCAAACTCCCCCTTTCTAGCTTGTGCCAATCGGTCTTGCGCATCCTTCGCCTCATCAATAAGCCTACGGTGTTCACGGACTGCATCATTAACCAATCCCCATCTATCCTTCTGCTCGGAAATCGCATCATCAATCTTGTAGATTTGGTCAGATACGGTTTTCATGTCATCAATTTCCAACGTACCCGAACCAAGCAACTCCTTCATCTTCTTGCGAAGGTCTTCAAGATAAGGAATACTCAATCGGTTCATATCCTGAAAGACAACATCCCAATTGATAGAATCCTTGAAATCCGAAAAATTCAACTTCTTCAACTGGTCGTTCATCTCCATTTCCGCACTCGCTGCGCCAAAAGTATCACCTTTCTCTCTAGCAAGGTCTATCTTGTCGGCATATTCTTTCAAGATAGCATAACGCTGCTGTTCCAAACTACCATACTGCTTCATGAAATCCAACATGTCCTTTATCTCCGCTTGCTGGATTTCCTTCAGCTTTAATTGTCTCTGTTTCTCAATCAAGGCAATTTGGTCTTCAGAGTTCTGTCCAATGGTCTTCCCAAGATGATTACCCTTGTCGTCAACCATTTGTGTGCCCAATACCTCTTTGCGGTATTCCGCATCGGACTTACCCTGTTTCCACATGTTGGCTTTACGACCTTTTCCCGAATTTACCCAAACGATCTGGTCTTTCTTCTTCTTTGCCTCAACGAGTTTGTCAATCGAATCCTCTATAGCCTTTTTCTCCTTGTTAGAAGACATGTTGATTTGAGCAATCTCCTTTTTGGTCTCATTCTTAATCAATTCCGTTCTTCGCTTTGACAACTCATCGCTTGCTCTCTCCGAATAGGATGAAATAGACTTGGAATAGTCCTCCTCAGCCTTCTTGCGTTCATACGCTCTTGCTTGTGGGTCATCCGTTGCACCTGTTTTCTTAGGTGTAGTTTTCTTTGTCGTTTCCTTCGGCTTATTTGCATCGGCTTTTCTTTTCGCTCCTCTATCTTTCAGAATAGAACCAGCCATAGCGACATCAAGCATATTATCATTTTCGTCTCTTAGCTGATTTCCTTGCTTTGTCAGCAATTTAACACCTTTGTGATTAGTCCGGTATTGCTTTTGCTTTTTTATGTCTGCCCTACGTCTATTAATCAAAGATTGCAACTGCTTGTCCGTCAAAGTTTTCATCCAACTTGGAATTTCAGTATCATCGTAATGGATTTTTAAATTTAATCCATACTCCTGATTCCATGTAGAAATAAGCTGTTCTGTAGAGGAAATTAAAGCTTCAATGCTTTGTTTATTTTGCTGGGCTACCCATTGTGACCTAGCCTGTGCATTATTCCAATCTACATTTTCAGCAGCCGCCTTCATTATCGCATTCTCTGCGTTTTTATAACTTGTCTTCAACTTTATAAGATTATTCGTATGCTCCAATATCGAATGGTCTGTATTCCCTATAGTCACTATATTGTAATGTTGTCTCTCTAAGAACGAATCAATAGGCGCGAAAGTTTTTCTTACAGCATCTATATATTCCATGTAAGACGATGTGCTACCATCTATTCTTTGTTTCAACTTAGCCAACCTATCTAAAACTTTATCGGTTGCTATAGAGTTATACATCATTTGAATTGATGTTATATCTTCCTTATCTACATGTTGCCCACCTTGATACCAATGACCGGATAAGTCTTTGCTAAAATTGTCATCTTCTTTGTTTCTTGCTTCTGTGTATTGAGAAGTGGCAGACATTAAAGCATTAGCCTTTTCTCTTTCTGCATTCTCCAATTGTAAGGTTGCAACAAATTCGTCATGCTTGCCTTTAAGTGTTGTTAAATTGTCCTTTTCGGCATCACACTTAATCCCGAACTGCTCGTAGGTTTGGATAAGTTCTTCTTTAGCTTTGTTGTAAGCATCAGTTCCTTCCTTAGAAGACCTCATTACGTTAAGCAAGCCATCAACTTTCGCCCTTGTATTTTCAGCGGAATCTCCAAAATGCTTTGTGTCAACAGAAATATCTTCCTCTTCACTTCCGAACATAGCAACGGCACTAGCAAGCGTTGTTACCAATGTTATAATACCAGTAATCGGATTTGCGAGCATAGCCGCCCACATTCCCTTTAAAGCCATAGTTGTGGATTTTACCGCATTACTGAGCATCAATTCAGCAGTTGTCATTATTTTAACACTTGCAGTATGGATGGCATTTTTTACCGTTGAAGCAGCCGTAGCTAAAGTACTAGCCTTTTTCGTAGTCGTATTTGTAGCTTGACTAACAGAATTCAACTGCGTTTGTAGTGTTGCTTGTCTCTCTTGTAATTGCTCACGAATAAGCGCAGCTCCTCTTTGCTGACTTGCAATTGTCGAAACATTTGTTTGAGCAGTATTCACTTTCTTCGCAGCGGTGGCCAAACGTTCCTTTGCTTCTAGTGCATTCACGGCATTACCCTCTGCGTCAAAAGCTAAGTTTGCACCATCAGCGGTTTCCTTAACCAATTTTTGAGCCTCAGCAAAGGCATCTTGGGCATCTTGCAAATCATTCAAGGCTGCTGTATATTGTCTAGCTAACTCAATATCCCTATCATCAAGATTTGATATTTTCTCTGTGGTTGTTTTCAAATCTTCTTTAAGAGATTCTATCTTTTGTTGACGAAGTTCCTCTGTCTTTCTTTTTTCTTCATCAAGCTCAATTTGGCTTTGTGCCGTTGCTTGTTGTTGAGTCTGTAAGAGTTCACGTTTCGTCTCTAGCTGGGAACGCATTTGTGCCGAAATAACGCCCTCTTGCTCGGCTGCATCTAACCTTGCCTTTACAAAGTCATCGGAAACAGATGTATCTCCAACAATACTTGCCAAGTCTTGTTGTTTATTTACTCGCTCTTGCTTTTTGTCCTTACCCAGCGACTTGTAGTTTGAGTTCTCTAGGTCTTGCAAACGCTTGATTTCAGCATCAATTCCCTTCATCATATCATCGGCTTGTTGCGCTTCCTCTGCTTTGCGAATAGAAGCAGCCGCCATTAATGATGCACGATAAGAACCAACAGCTACTATAGCTACGCCAATAACTTTTATTACCTCTTGCCAATTCTCTACCATAGCAGAAATAATTGACAATCCACTAGAGAACACGCCCTCGGATTTTTTGCCGATTTCGTTGAACATCTGCTGGATCGAGTCACCAATATTGCTCCACTGACCCTCCAAAGTTTTTGATTGTTGTTCCATCAAGCCTCCGAAGCGTCCACCTGCTTGCGTCATGTTGGCGATAGCTTCCTTGAAGATGTCTGATGTCACTTTACCCTTGGAAACAGACTCTTGAACCTCCGTTGTGTTTTGGTGTAAGATTTTACCCAACTCTTCTGCCAGAGGAACGCCTCGTCCCATGAACTGACGCAAGTCCATTGTAAACATTTTTCCTTGGCTGACGGTTGTTCCGTAAAGGTAAACGAGGTCACCAAGCGGAATATTCAATCCCGAAGCAATGTCACCAAGCTGGACAAGGGTTTTGTTAACATCTTTCGCTTCCGTTCCGTATGCCAAAAGTTGTTTTGCACCGCTCGTAACACTGGACAAATCGAAAGGTGTATGAGCTGCCGTTTGGATAAGTTCATCCATAAGCGCACCAGCCTTTTGCTCACTACCAAGCATGGTATTGAAAGATATTTCAAGTTGCTGGAATTGGGAACGAGTATTAAAGATACTACCTGCCAGTTGTTCAAATCCTAAGCCACCAAGTAATGTTGCCGAAAGCATGTGAGCATCGCCAGTAACTCTTTGGAACAAACTAGTCATTCCTTCTCCAGCAGTTGGAGCGGACTTCATGCGTTCTATCATTTGGCTCATGCTATCGGTCAACATATTTGTTGCCTCTTTTGCCGGATTTGCTGAACCTGCATACAAAACATACTCATTCCGCATATTCTCCAAGGTCTGACGAGCACCGACAGCACCTCCTTCTAAGTTCTTCAACTGAGCTGTTTGACCTGCCAAAGAACCTTTCAAATAGTCAATATTCTTCTGCAAAGAATCTATGGATGACTTATCCGTTGTAACCCCTAGAGTTAATCTCTTGTTCGTGATTTGCTGTTGAATTTTCTCTATTCGGTCTTTGGTAGCTTGCATTTGAAGTTCATAGCTATAAACTTCCCTTGCAGCTGCTTGCATCTTCTTATTAAACTCGGAAGACATCACGTAAGCGGCTCTTGAAGCAGCTTGTGTCAAGTCCTTTAAGCGATTGCTAGCATCCGCATATTTTTCCGTCAAATCCGCAACAATAGCTGGGTCGGTTGACTTATTGGTCTTCAACAACTCAGCCCTCAATTTCTCACACTCAGAACGAAGTTTCGTAACCTCCTCGAAATTCGCTTTGATATTAAATTCTAGCTGTGCCATCCTTATACGTTTTTCTTGGCAAAATTAGCTAATAATCAAAGGAATAACGAAAGAGTTAAGGTGTACTATTTCACTAATGATTTAAGTGCAAAGAATAATGTCTAGATACAAAAAGCCTTCCACATTCACATGCAGAAGGCTCGGTCTTGTTTACTTATTTTTCTTCTATATATAAAGACCGTCAAATCACGACAGCCTGTAATTCTTTTGAAATTCCATGTAAGCAATCAAGAATTTGCTGCTTACGTTTTTTGCTAGGCTCATGGATTCCCATTGCATACTGACGCATCAGAGAAGCATTAATGCCAGCTTTCTTTGCGACGCCATTTATATTCAGATATGAAAAATAATCGAAGAAAGAACCTATATCATACCGGAACTCAAACACCAATTCAGGCATTTGCTTTCCCTCTTCTTCAAGAAGCTCTTTAATCTCTTCCTTTGCTACAAAAATATCTTCCATCGCTTGTTTTGCAGAGTTGCCAAATCCGGCTAGATGGAAGTCTGGAAATTTATCCACCATATAGCAAGAAAAATTCTTTTCTTCTTTACACTTTTCTACTTGTATAATTACCTTTGTTGCCATAATCCCGATTCTAAACTTTAAAAAGAGGTCTTAAACCCATATCAACGTCTTGCTATATAAGCGAAAAATTGCTGGGCTTAAAGCCCAAGCAATCTTTCAAGAATACTGTCGTAAGTCTTTCGAGAAACTTCACGACTGCCGTGCCGTGGCACTGGACATTTAAGTTTTGTTGTTGGACTAAACCAAATGTCGTGATTACCACCATGCCGAACCACATAGCAACCTGCTTGGGTCAGCTTTCTCACTAATTGACTAGTCTTCATCATATATAGAAGAAATTAATAAATAAGTAAAAGACCTCTTTTGTCCTTAAGACAATGCAAAGATATAACTTTTTTGTTATATACGCAAATAAAAGGATAACTTTTTTGTTATATTAACCACAATTAACAAAAAGTCTTCTACATTCACATGCAGAAGACTCTGAGTTCTATATTGTAACAATTGAAGCCACACGCTTAAAAGGTTGCGGCTCTATAGCTTTAACGCAGACAACACGCTTTTTATTGTGCCGAAACGGCTTTTAATATCATTATAGGATGATACGGCAAACATTGGCAAAGGTCTCACGTTTCCAATTATCAAAGCACCTTTGCGCAAGGACTCCTTGATTTCCTTCATTGTTTGGGTGAATCCATATTCAGCCTGTTCTTCCTTTGGAACAATCACATAGCCATCACCATAGATATTTTTAAGATAGCATTTCTTTCGCTTCAACATATCCCAACGCAATTTATCTACCAAGGTCATATAATCAAACTGCTGCTTGTCCTTCGCTTGGAATAACTTCTGAATATCCTTGTAATCATCCCAACATAAAGGGATAATGCCAAACTTTGACTTCATCCATTCATGCGAAATCAATTGACCATCTTTAAATGTAGAAAGAATTTCTTCCTCCAAACCATCAAAACTATTTTTCGTATCTTCTTTCATACCATTATTCTTTTAATATTGCTTCCTACCAAGGAATCGAACCTTGGATAACCACCATGTAGGAAGTTCTTCTCTACTAAACTTGACTAGACCGTACCTCACCGCACCTGATCTTACATCACCATACCAAACTCCACTCCACTAATCCTTACTCCACTCCACCTCATCAATAGCACAATGGCGAGGAGTCGAACCTCGCCTACGACCATCATTGTGTTCGTCTCTACATTACTGCATACGACCTTACCATACCTGAGTTCACTAAACATTACCGCACCTTACCACACTTCACTAAACCCTACCAAACCTCTCCGCACCATACCTTATTATTGAATGAATTATTTTTTTTCTACTTTAAATGCTCCATAAAGCTTTCTGTAAGTACCAACATGATAGCGAAGACCTGCAATCTCTGCCACCTGTAATACTTCCTCCTCGTTCAATTGGGTTTCATCGTACCAGCAGGTAACTTCCGTTGACCACTCTGGGAATATCGCTCTTGTCGCAGGGACTTTAATAGAACCTTTGATACCACACGCTCTTGTGTCAACATAAGATGTTGATGGGTCAAAATAACCCTCCTTTGTGCGACCAACCTCAAAAAGTTCTTCCGGTGTCTTGTCGTTGTCCTTGAATTGTAACACCCCATCACCATAAAGACCGAAGGAACGCTCGAACTTCTTGCCAAGCTTACGTTCTTTGGCAGCAGCTTGAAAACTACCCTCTACGTGCGACTGTGGTAACACATACTCACCATTGCGATAATACAAGGATGCAAGGAATTGCAGACGGCAAATCTCCAACAAATCATCATCTGTCTTTGTTCGCTTGCTAGTCAATGGCTGCAAAAGTTTCTTGTACTTGTCGAATGGGTCAACTACTCTTGGATTGTGAACCATCAAAGGCTTAGTGCCTACCAATTTCAATGAAATCGTTTTCATTACTCTACATAATTATTAATTAAACACGGCAGTTTTACAGGTATGCCTCTTACCTTTTGGGGCAAAACAAAAGCCCCGCCCGCTTATTGTCGTGAGTAGCGAACGAGGCTAAAAGTATAGAAAAGTCCGAAGACTTCTAAATTTCTTCTTATCCCAGTAACCATGCTCACGACTTCACGGCTAAACCATTTCTGATTTCGTTTGCAAAGGTAAGCATAATTTCTGAAATATGCAAATTATTTAGTGTATTTTTTTATTCTTTTAAACTTTATTTTCTTTTAAGAACCTATTTTAAGGATTGCACCTTATTATTATAATATAAGTATCATTTTAAATAAATCCAATTTGTAGTGATGTTACTAAACGTATAACTTTGCTTTTTTGCCTTTTGCGGTTCTTTGTCAAAGTCTGCCGTAACAAACAAATCCGTTCCGTATAATTCCATATTCATTGCTTTTATTCTCTCATCGCCCTTATCTTCTTCCAATGGGGAAACTTTAGCCAATTCGCTATCAAAAGCATAAAGTTTAAAGAACAAGTCTCCTTTCTGTTTAGAATATTGCACCAATGCGCCATAAGGCTTTTTTACAAGAACAATAGCATTATTCAACTCCTTGTATTCATCACTACAGCTTTCCACGATTTTTTGCTGGTCTTCATTAGAATTTACACGCATCTTTTCCAAATGCTTTCCTAATGATACATACACACTATCCAAAATCTTATATGCACCATACTTATCATAGAAGGCATATCGAGAAGAAACGGCATCTTCAAAATCAGAGCAAGGAACTATTTCATTCTTTGCGTTCATAGCCTTTTTATTCATTATGGCTGAGTTCCAATTGATAACAAAATCCGTTGCTACGAAATCCAAAGAATATATTAGTCTATTGCTATTGAAGCGATAATCAGACAACGCCTTCTTGTAATTAGCCATTTTTTCAGCCTTAACTTGGTTGGAATGGTACACGTAGCCACCAATTCCGCCACCTATCACAACGATTGCTGCGATGATGGCAATTATTAATTTCTTCTTCATAATCCCATACTTTTAATTATTGAACTTTGTGAGGAACGCCCCACGTTACTTAACACTTTCCTGCTTATCCAGCACATCCCTAGCTCCAGCTATGGATGATGCGGAATACTAGTATGCAAAAGTACATCTTTTATACGAAACCGCCATTGTTCGTCTTTATATTTAACTATCATTATACTATCTGTTATATTTTGTTATAATAGTCTTTATTGCATTAATATACTTGCAGTTTACACTAAAAAGTCGTATCTTTGCATCAGTTTCCACATTATGGGAACGACAATTTAATTTTTGAGCGTGAGTCACACGTTAAAAACTGGAAAGGAAAATAGAATGAATGAGATTAAAGTGATTAACAAGTCAATGCTTCTCGGAAAGGAGATTGATGTGTATGGAAGTGTTGATGAGCCTTTGTTCTTGGCAAAGGATGTAGCAGAGTGGATTGAACACACCCAACCATCTAAAATGGTCGAGACGGTTGATGAGGATGAGAAGCTGATGGGAACAATATTCCTTTCAGGTCAGAATCGTGAAGTGTGGATGTTAACAGAAGATGGTCTTTACGAGGTCTTGATGCAATCTCGCAAACCAATAGCCAAACAATTCAAGAAAGGAGTAAAGGAAATCTTGAAGACTATCCGCAAGACAGGTTCATATTCAGTGTCAAAGCCGTTATCACAATTGGAAGTGCTTCAAATGGCAGTAAACCAAATGGTGGAACAAGAGAAAAGGCTTAGTGGCGTGGAGCGATTAGCTCTGGAGCAGAAAGAACGCTTGGATAAGATGGAGCTGGAGCAAGCGGATAACGCAAAAGCTTTGTTGGAGGTAGAGCTTTCAGACAACAAAGTTCCAGAGGTTACGATGCGAAACAAGATTAGAAAGTTGGTGAACCAGTATTCGAGGGCGACCAACACAAAACAGCAGGATGTTTGGCACAGCATCTACGACACATTGTATTACGCTCACAACATTTCCATCAACTCGTATAAGCGGAAAAAGAGACAAAGTAATCTTGATATAGCAGAGGAACATGGGTTCTTGGGTAAGATGTTCGATGTAATCTCAAACATGGCTAAGGCTGCGAACTTGAAGATAGCATAATGTATTTGTATATCCCAAAAATGATATATATAAATACACCATTTTTGGGATATTTGTTTCCAAGGATGAGGACTATTCCCCTCTCTTGACGCTGATTTCGATAGGCTTGCCACAATGAGGGCAGATGAGGGAAGCACACTGCTGTTCATTTTCGTCCGCTACAAGCTCAGAAAGAGATACACCTATTATATTAGCAATCTCTTGGAGCTTTTCAATACCAGGGTTGTTATTTAATGTAGAGGATAATGCACCTTGACTAACGCCAATACCTCCTCTTTGGTTTTTTACCAATGCCGCAACCTGCGAAATAGTAAAACCTTGTCTCTTGATTACTTTTTGAATGTTCATATCTAATATATTAAATGTTATTATGGGTGCAAAGATATGAAAAGTTTTTGAAACTACCAAATAAAAGTACTAAAAACATCTAAGAAATTAGATTTTAGTTAATAAACCTTTCATAATCTTAGATAATTGTTAATACTATGTTAAATATCTAAGATTTTAAATAAAATATTTGGTAGTATCTAAGAAATTAGTTACCTTTGCATCGTGATTAAGAAACAAAGGTCACAAGAACATTATTAATTTAGTTGAGGTTGCACCTCCGAGTCGGCACTCGTAAAACGGTATAGTGATTATGGCTACTACATTAAGAAATACATTGAGTGAGGTAATGAAGCTTGCTTGGCAGTTCATCAAGAAGAATGGCTACACAATGAGCGAGGCTTTAAAGGTCGCTTGGATGAACATCAAGCTGAAGGGTCAGATGAAGAAGCGCATCGTGAAGTTCTACTTCCAGAAGGTTGATGGCAGCTTGCGTGAGGCATTCGGCACATTGAGCGAGAAGGTTATCCCAACTACACAGGGTGCTGGTCGCAAGATGAATGATACTTGCCAAGTGTACTTTGATACCGAAAAAGAAGAATGGCGTTGCTTCAAGAAGGCAAACCTTATGAGAGTTGCATAACAGATTTCTAACGATTTAAAAAGAAACTAGATATGGGCGCAAAGATTATCGTGATGCAAGGCAACATGGTTGCAACCATCAAAGAGACGAACAAGGACACATTTATCAGGCGTGGAGAGTATAAAGAGACCGAGCTGGACAGACATAAGCGTGAGGTCGATTTCTTGATTACAAGCATCGCAAACCGCTACGAAGTGACATTCAATCACAAGGTAGAGCTGAAGGAAAGCCGAAGCATTAAGAAAAGCGAATATTTCGATAACATCTACTACGTTACCGAGAATGCATTGAACAAGCTGAAAAAGCAATACTCATACGAGTGTGACTTGTAATAGATTTCGTGAGGCACACGCTAAACTGCACCGGACTTTGAACATTAAATATTTAAGAGATATGGATAAGAATTTGATGGATGCTCTTTACGTTGAGCATGATGGCAGAATTGGTGTTTTAGGCTCAGATGAGCACAAGGTGGTATCGCAGGTTATCGGTACGGACTTGACGCTTGTGTACGACAAGAAAGAGGGTAATACGTACCTTTTGATACCATTGACCCGAAACCACAAGTTCGAGTGTAAGGGTAGCCACATCATTGTGGATGGCAAGCGGTTCGATTCGGACATCTTTTTTAGAAAGAATGGTTGTCAATGGATTCAGATGCAATCAAAAGAAATACTATTAATGGTAGCGTAACAATATATAAGGTGAGGCACACCCGAACAACTGCACATTATCTTTGAGGGTTAATAATTAAATTCCGTGAGCAATGGAAAGAAGAAGTAATGCGCAGCAACGTGCCATAAGAGTTGGTCGTGCTGGTGAGGACAGAAGTCCTCCTAAGTAAAACAAACGTTAATGTTTCAAATAAAACACTAAAGCGTTTGCAAGTTAAAGAGAAAAGTATTAACTTTGCAGCCGAAAGTAATAATGGTTGTGAAGTCACGAGCACGGCTAATGAGGATATAGATTATATTTTTAAAATTTAAAATTAAATATTTTCATTTGCTCCAAGCGTGGAGTATTGTCATTCCGTCCATCGCTCTACAATAGTGGATGAATGACACAAGCCCTGTCCGCACTCGTGACTTTAGCGGATGGGGCTTTTCGTTTCCACCACAGCCAAATATAAATTATCAACAAATTAAAAAATGAAAGATTATTTAGAAAAGAATTTGAATGATGCACCCATGCTGGGAGCATTTGTAAATCAGAGTGAGGAAATCAAGGTCGAAGGCTTTGAACTCATCAAGGTAGAAGAACGTGATGGTAAACAAGCCATCAATGCAAGAGAGCTGCACCAAAAGTTGGGCAGTAAGCAAGAGTTTGCGCATTGGATTCGAAATCGTATTGAAAAGTACGGATTCGTTGAAAATCAAGACTTTTCTTCATTTGATAATTTTGTCAAACGAGAAAAAGGCAGTAGTGTTCGCAAAGAGTATGCCCTTTCACTGGATATGGCGAAGGAGTTGTGCATGATCGAGAACAATGAGAAAGGTAGGACGATTCGCAAGTACTTCATAGAGGTTGAGAAGAAGTCAAGAATGCAGAGTATTCCATCATTGCCCGATTTCACCAATCCGGCTATTGCAGCAAGAGCTTGGGCTGACCAGTTCGAGAAGAACCAAGTGCTGACCTTGGAAAACAAACAGCAGAAAGAGGAACTTGCCAAGGCATCGCAGGAGATTGTCGGACTGAGCGCACAGATTACAACGATGAAGCCTAAGACTACTTACTTCGATGTGATGATGAAGAACAAGAGCACAAGCGTGATTACATCAATGGCGCAGGATTACGGAATGAGTCCGCAAGCATTCAACAAATTGTTGCATGAGCATGGTATCCAGCACAAGGTTTCTGACCAATGGGTCTTGTACCGCCAATATTTGGATAAGGGATATGTGAATAGCGAGCCAGTGACCATTACGCACAATGATGGAAAACAAACCATCAAATACAACACGAAATGGACTCAAAAAGGGCGTTTCTTTCTCTATGAGTTCCTAAAGGAGAAAGGTATCTTACCTTTGATTGAACGAAATAATAATGGTGAGACACACTAGGACAACTGTAAAAGCCCCAATCTCGTTAGAGGTTGAGGCTTTCTTTATTTTTACATTTACTTCTTATCTAACCCATCGGAGAACAAACACTTTTGCGCTAATTTTCAATGACTTGTATTTTTATTACAAAAGTATTGTTATTTTACATTTCGGCTTCATTATACTCATAATCCCAGAGGAATAACTTGCCTTTGACGTTTCTAATCGGCTTATCGAACAATTTAGCATTCTTCAAGAACCAATGATATTGGAAATCTTCAGCAAACGCATCCGGATAAGCCTCATGAAACTGAATATCATCCAACTCTACGCTGCCGATAATGGCAGAAGTTGGCAAGTCTTTGAAGTCCGGAATAACAATACCATGCTCTTGGCAATACTTCTTCATTGTACTTTCCTGCCATCCGTCAAGTTTTTCGGGTTTGGCTTGGCTTGCATGGATAAGGAAACGACCACGGAATTTTCTATTCCATGTTCTGTTTTCAATGGTCTTGCAGCCGATAGCGATTAACCAAGCATACGGCTGGCGAATTGATAATACTTTCATAAGCTCATTGTTTTATTATTTGCATCCGCAAAGGTAACAAAAACCTTCGAGAAATGCAAGGAAACTCTAATTTATTTTCATGTTTTCTAAAAATAATCTTGAAATAATTTGCATATTTCAAATATTTTTCGTATCTTTGCAGTGTAATCAATGAGAGATTGCAAAGGAGATGCCGAAAACCTGAAAGAGTAGGTAAAATGAAATCCCAAAGCCGCATGAGACTGTATATTTCAATTCGGATTTGGAAAATCAAAGTTGCTCTTACAATTGAATTGTAAAGCTTAGATTTCCAACAGGGAGGTGGTGTTCTCACCACCGCCTCCCACCTTGGGATTTCGTTGCAAAGGTACGAAATTTATTTCAAACCACCAAATTTTTAACGTATGGGCACAAATGAAGAAAAGACAACCAAGTCATGGGGAGGTGCAAGAGAAGGCTGTGGACGCAAGAAGAAATGCGCTAAACGTATGTTCTTTTCAGCCACAGAAGAAACACTTGACATCCTCAATTCCTTAGACGGAAACAAGAGTGACTTTATCAACGAATGCATCCTTAAGGCGGTAAGAGGTTAGATCCTCTTCCGTCTTTTCTTTCTGATTCTGTCCCAATCCGGTTTAAGCACATCCATCGTGCCGACCATTGCCTTATACTTGTCGCCAAGTTCACCTTCATTCATAGATGAACGGAAGGTATACATCTTGTATCGTTCATGCTCAGGTACGTATAATCCCACCATCAAGGAACGGACTCCATCTACCTCCTGCTCCGGTGCTATCAATACAAGCCCCTCGTTCATGCTTTCCAACTTGAAAATCTTTGAGGTGACAACCTCATAATAGTCTAGTATATTCATATTCTTGTCTCCTATAATTATTTTGTACGTTCAAACACTTCAATATACTGGATAGAGCTACAATCAATATATTTACGTGTAAACACTACTGTACTTCCAGTCCCAATCATAAGTGTTCTGTTCTTTGTATTGCAATTGAAAGAGGTTTCACCACCAACACTATTGAAGTCGAAACTTATCTTTGCTCCACCTACCAAGTTGATATTTCCTCTAAGACCTTTGTCCTCGGCTTCGCCTAATATCACATTCACATGACCTGCATCCATATTCTTATCTAATCAATTGTTAAACACCTTCTCTAATAAAGATACGTATGATAGAGTCACTATCAATGTAATCTCTGTTTCCGTTCTCACCAAGTATAGTTATCAAATGCTTTTTTTTGTTATAAAGAACATCGGCAGTAAAATCAAATAACTTTGATTTGCTAAAGTTTGCATGAGTTAACTGCCCATTAGAGAGTGAAATTCCTGCAATGCAACCGCACTCCTTTGCATCATCTAAGATGTCTTTGATAATCTTAATATCCATAGTCTTATTACTTTACTTCTCGTTCTACAATATCGAAATTATCCCACGTCTCTCCTTCGCTGTCTGAGATATGAAAGAAAGAATCTGAGATATTGTATAGATAATCATCGCAATCCAAAACTCGCACGTAATTCTCCAAAGTGTTCATTCCTTTGTGTCTTATCGCCTTTCTAGCCTTATCTCTGGTATCGAAGACTTCTGCATCAGTTTCAACAGCTTCACCTAATCCATGTTGGTATGAAGAAATTACTACATATACTTTCATAGCTTAAACCTCCTTATTCATTACGCTACCTTGAATAGCATTTCTTTGTTAATCTCAATCCACTGACAAGCGTCCTTGCGGAAAAAGATGTCCGAATCGAACCGCTCACCATCCACATCAATACTATTATCCTTGCAGACAAAGGTGTGGTTCTTTGTCAAAGGTACAAGAAGGTACGTTTTACCCTCTCTCTTACGTTCTACAAGCGTTTTATCCGTACCTAGGATAATAGATACCCTTTCGTCCTTATCGTCCTTTAAAACGCCTATTTTGTCTGTGTGCTCGATATAGAGCACATTCAAGAAATTCTCATCCATGCTCTTATGCACTTAACATTTTGTTATACTTCTTCTTGTTTACACCTCGTTTAACGGCTTCATAGAGTAAAGCCAAAGCAAATGCTTCATCCTTGACTTTCAAAGCCTTCAAGGTATCTCTTTTGACGTTGTAGTTCTCATCAACCTCACACAATGGCACGTAACCCTTGTGCTCGAAATTTCTTCGACCAATCGCCCAAATCTCATAGCCATCCGGAAACTCATTTGTTTTCTCGAAGACATAACCACCATCATTGATAAACTTTTCCATAACCAATTGTATTAAGTTCTTTACCTTATCTTTTCTTACTCCTCCCATCGGAAAGCGTTAGGGTCTTTTACAACTTTCTTGCTGGCTTCGTCCCACATATAGCCATCATTAAACCACTTTGGGGCTTTACCATTGATTACACGTTTCGCCTCGGCTATGCTAGCATAGTCCGGTTCAACTACATTATCAATGCGAACGAATACCTGACCGAAAACGTCCTCCACCTTGGTAATATGATGCCCTTTGTAGAACACTTCTTTCAAACACTTAGCGATTGTCTCCATATCTCAAATACTTTAAAAGTCCTTAACTAAAGGGGTGATTAAAGGCTCACCCCTATTAAAGCCTCGCCAAACACCTTAGAACGTGTATATATCTTTATGCAACTCGCAAGAAGTTGTAAGCCTTGAATTGTCTCCATGCGCCCTTTTCTTCATCCCAATAGCGGATGCAATCTCTTGATGCTGCATGCCCTGTACCATTTGGAGTATAGTCAATGTGACTCTGAAGGAGAGTACCAAAGGCTTGTCTTACCTCACCATTCATCTTCATGAAGAAGAACTCTACCACCTTGGTCTTCATCGCTGCCTCAAGCTTTACGACCTGCCAAGCCTGTTTCAAGCACTCAACCCAAGACATTGAACTTGATTTCAACTGATAGGCTCTATGTGCCAACTGCATTACCTTTCTCATCTTGTTCTTAATTGAAGTAGTCATATCCTCAAACCGTTTTACGAGTGCCGACTCGGCTGCATAGCAGCAATTAATAGTTAAACTTTAAAGCCTTTATCTCTTAAAGACATTGCAAAGATACGAAATAAAATCATACAAACCAAATTATTTTCAAGAAAACGAATGACTTTAATCATATTTTAACATAACTAGGTATGTATGACCTTTTTCTTAACAGAACTTCACATTGTATGATTTAATTCAATCAATACAAGAGAAAAATTTGGTAGTTTCAAAAAACTTTCTTATCTTTGCAGTCGAAATTCAATCATACATTATTATATTATAAATATGGACGTTAAATCAATAATTAAAGAAAAGGGCTTTACTATCGAACAGGTAGCTAAAGAAATGGGTATATCAAGAGTTACTTTTACCCAAAACCTCAGCCGTAACCCTACGATGAGGACATTACAGCGTATTGCCGATGTATTAGGGTGCAAAGTCGGTGACTTCTTCAAAGACGAAATAGTGCCATCCGTTCCGCAATCTCCGGCTATCATCTGCCCCCATTGCGGCAAGCCTATCGAGTTGGAGATTAAGGCAAAGGAGGGGAAATGATATTCCTCTCCTTTTACTCTTCTATTCTTTCTCCTTCAAAAAGCCTATACCTGCATGAACATTACCCAACTTATACCAAGACTGGGTTAAAGTCATAACATAACTACTGAAGGATTCTTCCCCAATATCAAGTGTGAAGTCTTCATCTACATCAGGCTCTCCATGTCTTACGTACCCCTTATTCGGGGTGTATAGCAATCTATGATATGAGCCGCTCTCACAAATATAAAGTCCGCTATTACGCCAATCTGAACTCCAAAATTCCGGTTTATTCACGTAACAAAGCATTACATCACCATCGTAAATAGGAATACTATGACTTCGCTCATCCTTTTCTCCAACAAACTTTTCGCTGTCAACATTGTCAGACTGACGGATAACAGATACGATGGAGTAACCATTTCCAATAAAGTCCGCTATATCAACATATGTTCTTTGCTCTCTAAGGTCAAATTCCTGTTGGCTTCTTACGCCATCTTTCTCAAAGATTACAAGTATTCTTGTGTACTTATCACCAAAATTGACCATACTTAGAATCAAGCCGTTGTTCATGTAAGACGCATAAGCTTCTTTGGCTAGTGTTAATACACGCTCTAGATATTCCAATGGCTTGTATCTAACTAACCAAGACTGACCTTTATGTATCTTTTGCAAGTACGAATACATATTCATCGCCTCGCATTCATCTATTCCATGCTTCTTGCAGACCAACTTAAACTTATCCGGATAAACACTAGTTACAAGTCTATCCAATTCGTCCATAGCTTGCATGGCTTTCAAATAATCATTTGCTTCCATTTTACTAATCTTTAAGTTTCTCAATTATATAACCACGACCTGTATAGGTACAAGACAAGCCGATATACACTAGCTGATGTAAAAGCCACAATTCTTCAATTAACGGCAATCTATCACACTTCACAAACTCATCTTCATCCTCAAAATCAGATGCCTTTTCCAATATTTCTTCCTTTGTCATTATCTTTAAATTTGTGCCCGAAAGCTGTTAAATATCCGCATTTTTTATTTTTTGTAATGTGTCAAGTATCACATTTGCAATCTCAAACCTACCGACATTTGGATTCTGTGGGACACTATAACACAGAGCTTTTAAAAGCTCAAAACATTGATTCTCATATAATATCATACGCTTACTTCTTTTGATTAAAATACTTTTCCAACTCTCGAAGAATGAACAGCCCTCCTATCTTGAAAGACTGCTCTATCACTACTCGATGTTCCTTAAATTCTTTTTGGCTTCTTGAAAACCGAAACGCCTCGTTCTCTAATACAAGTACAAACTTATTAAATTCTGCCTCGGTCATTTGCTATCACCTCCTTTCTTAGGAAACAATTCATCTGCGTATATCCAACCAGTCAAATGATACGCTTTGACTTGCTCGTTCCACATTTCTTGATAAATGTTACAATCGGTCTTGGACATCATATCGTATAGGTTGTAAAGATTTCTATAACAGCAGTCTATTGAGTATGCAAGAACTCTTCCTCTGCCAATTTGAGGAACTTCGCTAGCAGGGTGACACAAGCTCTTCTGGAATTCATTGATAGCCCACTTAACGCCATCCTTAAATAATTCTGCGCCAAACTCTTGACAGAAATGATGCTGACCATCAACCTCTGTGTCTTCATCATAAGACATCATAGGCAAATCTTGCTCATACAAGTCTGCTGCTCCTCTTGCGGCTTCATCTATTTTCTTATCATCTAAAACCATTTTATTAAGCTTCATAACCATTATTACGTAGTTCATCAATTAAAATCTTAACATCTTCTATAGATTCTCTTGCGAGAGTTCGTAGATGAGTTCTGCGAACTGCTTCAGGGCAAGCGCATCTATTATCATGTTCATAATCTTCCCCTCGTTGTTTTACTTTATCTCTAAACAACTCGGCAGATTTCTCATACAAAAAATCTAATTCTATTTCAGATAATTTCATAATCAAACCTCCTCTTTAAATTCGGACTAACACTACAAGCCTTTATTTCGATTATCGAAAATATGCTCACAAAAAATCTTCTTAAGTACTTTCATATACCTAATCTTTTATATCTTTAATATAGCACCACTTTGTGATGTTGTTTCTCCTTACATAATCTTTCCAATAAACAAAAGAGTAAAGATAATCAGCTTCGTACTTAATACCTCCATCGTCTCCATCATACCATTCTGTAAGAATCCATTCTTCGTAGTTTGGAGCTTCTTTTGCAGAGTACCATTTAGTCATTGTTCACCTCCTTCCTTATCATAAAGTAATCTTCTTCAACTTTATTATGTAAGTAGTATAAAAGTTTTAACTTTGTGAGTTTTTCTAACTTTCTTACTACATATTTTATAGTATTAGGACTTATATAACCGTCAGTCCAACCTCTTTTCAAAAGCCATTTAGTACTCTCCTTGTAGAATAACTTCTTGCATTTTCGTTTATTCATTTTCAATCTCCTTCACATAAAGTTTCGTTAACCTCGTCATTGTATGTGTGAGTAACCGGATTGTACTCGGAATGGGTTGCATCTACCCTACCTTTCCGGTTAGTGAAATAGATAGCATTTCCATGGTCATAAAACCTGTACACTGTTATACTATCAACAACAAACAATTTCTCGACCTTGAATTTGTCAACAGAATCCGAGATTTGGACTCTTGTACCCTTACCTTTACAACCTACCAAAATGGCGGCAACGGCAATTGTCATAATTACCTTTTTCATATCAACTTCTTTTCTTCTTGAAGAATACGTCATTCATCGTACCCTAATATACTAAAGAACTCATCCATTTTTGGATTTAGATTGTTTGCCATTAACATATATGCCGGAACGGAGCGACCGATGTTGCACTCTAACTTCAATGCATGTATCATTACTGAAGCTTGATGGCTTGAAATCTTAATCCTATCCAATCTGGAAAGTATTTCGCTCTGCGAATCTGCATTACGAAACACTTTCTTGATAAGACTTTCTATGTACTTACGCTGCTTGTCCGTCATTGCTCTTATTGTGCTCAAGAGACTCAACCAAAGCCTTCAGACCATTGAAAGTAGCATCCACCAACTCCTTGCTATCGGAAGCATCAAAATACCAATTTCCAATAATCTTGCTATTATTTTCGGCAAACATCGTAATACTGGTATGAGTATTTGAAGACGACATCTGGATAGACTCCTTTGTTCTACCCATGAGGCTAGCAATCTTTGCCAACACCTCTACATAAACATTATTCTTTTCCACTTTCTTCTTACAGTTTTTGTGGTGTGTCTCACCTTTTTTTATTAGTAACCTTGTTTCTTAATTACGATGCAAAGATACAAAGAATATTTGAAACATGCAAATTATTTAATGTATTTCTTATAGCTTTTAACACTCTATAATAATACAAACAAATAATTTGCTGACGTTAACACAAAAATCCCCACCACTACATTATTATATATAGTGATGGGGTAAACATTTAAAACAAAATAGCATTATGGATTTCTACGATTACTATCAAACTAAATCGTCCACATAAGCCCATTTATAGATGGCGTTTGATTTCGTGAACCTATTCCACCATTCCTCGCCTAAGAAATTCAGATGCTTGAAACGCTTACGAACCTTAGTCAGACCGACAATGCGTCTGTTATACTCAGGCAGCTCTTCAACAGAATGCCAAGCACCTTCTTTTTGATATTTCATTCCCATTTCCAAGGCTTGCGTGGCTATCTGCCTTGCACCTTGATTAAAGTCTATCTTATCAATCAACATTTCTAAGTCCATAATCAAATAACTTTTATATTAACTTTGTCTTCAAAAAACGCTTCTAGCACTTCCTTGGCTTTTGCATCCGCTTCATCCAAGTCTTTGCATTTGACTACTTGAACACCATAGCCTATAGGGTTACGCAATTCGTAGCATTCTTCAGCCTTTACCAACCGGAGGAAAATATCTCCACCTTTGAAGCGGTACGAATATCCTTCAGTTGCTTCGTTCCACTGTCTAACTATGTTCCTCACCGCCATAATATCTTTGTGCTTTTTCCAATGCAACACTAGCACCCTCTATGTAGGCAGAAACAATAGCGTTTCGGTATAGTTCTGCATATTCCCTTTCCGCACCCACCAAGCCTTCTGCTCCTTTCAAAGTCTTTAGGGTAAACTTGTAAGCATTCTCTACTACCCATCTAGGAACACCTTTTGAAATCAAATCATTACAAAACTCGTTCATAATTTAACCTTTTAAAATTTGTGGATGACAAGGGATTTAAACCCTTGTTGGTGTCAACACCTCCCCAGTGACCTGGTACACGGAATGTTTAATCAGAAAATCCGCTCCAAGTTTGCGAGGGTCACATTGCTTTCAGTTGCCAATGCCACTCATCCGTTTGTCAGCGACAGATGCGAATTTGAAGACTTTGCACCATTCCCAACCTTGCCCAAGGGTTTCTGCCGCTGACTAATAGGCATTTGCCAATGGTTGTCGGCAAATTTTAAGTGTTCACATCTTACGATGCGGTATTAACTATCTCCCTGCCCAAGGGAACAACCATTAGCGATAGGCTATTTTGTAGTTATGAAACTTCAAAATAAAGCCGTGTGACTCCTAAGTTTACAATCCCGCCCCCCACGCAGGGCATCACACGGCTTTGAGACGTGGGTATTTGGTAGATTATGGCTTTCCTACCTTATCTTTCTTATATCATTCCGCTGCCATCCTGCCGCCCAGTCTACCGGAGCTGCATTACAGCAGTGAAAAGATGTATTCACATTATACAAGGCAGCTCTGAACTCATCCAATTCTTCTGCCGTGAACGGACAATCCTTGTTTACTCGCCTTTTCATAATTTCACTACCTTATAGCCAAGCCGACTTGCAAGATCAAAAAATACATTAAAGTCTTCCTGTGCAACTTCTGTTCCTGATACTACGCCATTCTCCAAAGTGAAGTAACGCTTTGTATTGTAAAGCGTATCTTCCAAGCAATAAGTTTCTTTCATCCTAATCCTAATCAATAGTAAACAACTTTTCTACAGGTCTCTTTGTTATATTCGGGTTGAGTGAATTAGTTACTTCCTTTTCCCAAACACATCTGAACTCTTGTGGCATCTGGTACTCACTAATAAATACCTTATGACCTCTTCTAGCTATTTCCATGCACCAAATATAGAAACTTTCGTAATCGAAATTCTTTGATACATCATACTTTTTCGTAGCTTTGTAAGGTATATCGCAATATACTATACTCTTATCCGGTATCACAAGTTCATCATAGCTACCACTATAGAACTCAACACCTTTGATGAGAGGCACATCACGCATTGTGTTTTCTATCTGCTCCCTTATGTAATCTCTTGCCTTTCCGTTCTTGCCGACAACCTTATGTCCGCTATAGCCACCATCAAAGAAGCGACCATTAAAGCTCGCCATAAAGCCGACTAGTCCTACACCAACTTCGGTAAAGAAATTATTCTTTCCGTGATAGCAATCTCGTGCCTTGTCATACGTCTCCTTGCTAATATGCCTGAAGACAAACCCATCATTCTGAAGATACTTCCACATTTCGATAAGATACCTATTCTTATCGTTGGCAATCCTGCGATACGTGTCCGGAACGTTCTCAATAACGCTACAGCCACCACAGAAAGCATCTACAAACGTATCATGTTCCTTGTCCAGCATAATCGGCAATATTTCATGCACGATTCTAGCCTTACTACCCATGTACTTCATCCTATCAACTTCTTTATCATTTTAACACCTCGGTTGCCAAATTTTCGCTCAACAACCTCATTGTAACTAACTCCATCAATGGAACACTCATCCGGATAGCGTTCTTCAAGCCAATCTGTGAACTTCAGAAAATTGAAGACCAACTCTTTTCTTGCTAAAAGAAACCGCATATCAACGAACTTTCCAAAGCTTACTCCGAAGATTTTCTGAAATTCATTACCTATAGGCAAAAAATCGCTTGACTCTATCCTCATTAGCTAACTTTCTTGGTTGTTGTTCTTTCCAGAGGATAGTCACTCTTCATAAAGTCACTTATTCCGATGTAAGCCCTTTGCGAACTCTTTTCTTCGTCTGTCAAATCCTCTGTAGCATTAATAGAAGCCTCGTTCAAGGTCTGTTCATTAAATACACCTTTTCTTACTTTGTCGAAATAAGAAAGAATTTCTTTAGTCATCAAATGGTCTGCCAGTCTCTCGAAATCCTTATCCATCACTAACGCCATGAAGTCATAGGAGTTTTCAAAAGCAAGTATTGGGGCAAAATCCTTGAACGCTTGCATTAAGTTAACGTGCAATTCTTCAAAAAGCTTACGGATGATATTCTCATAAGTTCCCAGACAAAGGTTGGTGAGATTATAAAGGATGATTGCATTCGCATAGACTCCCGATTTTTCACCAATTCCTAAGTTCTGTAACCTCACCGCAATCTTATCTCGCAACTTATACAAGTCTCCACTAATCTTGTCATAAAAAGTCATTGCGAATTCGTTATTGAAATCTGCATTAGGAACATAAGCGTCATAATACTTAACCACCTTGCGAAGGTTCTTCTTGCAGTCCACCCACTTCTTCTTAACTTCAAACCTAACGCATTTCTTCTTCAGAATACTCTTTTCGATTTTCTGAATGAAACACTCTGCCAATACCATTTCAACATAGACATATTGCTGAAGATAAGCCCTTGTAACGACCAAAACCTTATTTACTTCGGTTTCCGTCATTCCGTGGGGCACGCTGATTATTGTCTTCTTGCCACCGACATCCAGTAGGACTCTTCTGAAACAATTAACACTAGGCATAATGCTTTCTTTTTGAATATTCAACAACCTTATTATAGCACGCCGTTCTCACCAAATTCTCGACCCGATACAATTCAGAAACCTCATGAGTATCATTCATATCGACTAATGGGCAGCAAATCTGATAAATATACTTTGTTCTGACAATGAAACCAAACAACTTGATTTGTTCTCTGAGTACCCGACCGGACACCACCTTATCAAGTTTTTTCTTGCCTTTAAAGAGATTCAAACTCTCCTCTCTATGATATACAATATCGGTCTTAACCGAAAAGATCTTTCCGTGCATAACTATTCCTCCAAATTTCTAAGCGTTTCCAGACTCTCATCATTATCAACATCATAGCCGATATGATACTCGCTACCAATTCTTGCGCCAACATATATCTCTTCCGCATTCAAGATATACCAGTGCATCTGCTCACGGGTATTTCTCGATTCATCGCTCAATCCTAATACATCGAAGCACTCTTCTTGCACTGACTTACAAGGTTTCGTTCCCATATATGAAACATAAGCCAGCTTTCCGTCCTGATGCAATGGCTTCCACTTCTCCCACCAATGGTTGCGGTACTCCAAGATACCTCTTTCTACTCCATCGGCACAAACATGTTTAACTATTCGTATTTTCATTATCAACCTTTTTTAAAACAACTTTTACAGTCTTTCCTTGACACTTGAACACACGAGACTTAATCTTGTATGTAAGATTGTTTATTACGACATAATCTCCTACACAAGGCATGAAATAGAAATCGTAATTTTTCCAAATGATATTGCCTTCGTACTCGAATTATGTTATTTATTCCTATATTTATCAAACATTATTGAATTAATCTCAGACCAAAAAGTTACAATTACATCCTTGTAATCAACATCATTTTCTTGTGCTATAAAATTTCCAGCACTGACAAAATCAAAATAGCCTTCATCCGTCTCTTGTGTGCCAGTACATATTCGTGTTATGCCATTCTTGACATACTTAGCCACAAAATAATAGTATTTCTTCATCGCAATAACTCCCTAATAAATTCGTTACGCATCGGCTCAACGATGCTTGTGTACAAACTCTGCTTATCTTCCGGAATATCATCCGGTGTAATAGCAAACATCAACAAATAAGACATCGGAATCCCCAACACCTTACAAATTGCATCAATCTTACTTTTGCGTGGAAACGTTCTTCCGGTTTCCATAAACAACATATTCGTCTCGCTACAACCGATAGCCTTAGCCAGTTGTCGTTGGGTCAAGCCCTTGCTTACCCTAATTGTCTTAATCGCCTTTCCTAAATCCATTAAAACCTCCTATTTTAAATTTTCAAATCTATTCTTAATTGCAATCATGGCATCCTTGACTCCATCCTTATATCCAACAGAATACAAGGAACAATCCTCTTCGCACGGCTTCTCGGACTTGGATTTCAGAAATTCTTCTATCTCACAGAAACCATGCTCCAAGAATCTGAGGAACATCGCATTCTTCGTAATAGCTGGTCGTAGAGTATCTTTAACCCAATCCCAGCCATCACCATAACCTAACGTGAAATTTGATTTTCCACAATATCTCACTTTCGGCTCATCCAACCATTGTTTTATTATTTCCTTTTTTGTCATCATTCCCAGTTTTTATGGTGTGTCTCACCTTTTCAAATTAATAACCTTTATTTCTTAATTACAATGCAAAGATACAAAGAATATTTGAAATATGCAAGCATTTTAATGTGTTTCTTTATTTTATTAATGTATTTTGATTATTTAATATAATTTCTACCATTTATTTTAAAGTTTTTTACATTTTTCTCTTTCTCAAACACTCTTGCTACTATCACCTGTATCCTTAAATTCGTCTTACCATGTTCTTTAACGTGTGCCACACGCTTTGTAGTTTTTGCACCTTGCAGCAATTTCTGTCAGTCTCTTCCCTTGTACTTTCGTAGTACTTCCTTTCTTGCATTTCAAAACATTCCCAATACTAGTATTTTGTATTTCCAAGAAATGGATACAACAAAAGCAACTTCTAAAATTCTTATCCATTTGACATTTCCTTTTTAAGTTTCTTTCTTTGAGCCAAGAACATAACAATCTCCTCAAAGTCATCGCAATTTAAAAGCATCTGACCAACCTGCCATTCCATGGCTTTCTGCTTGGCATCCTCCATGCCCTTTGCTAAGAATGTGATTTTCTTGTCTTGGCTTCGATTCTCTACAGTAACTTCAAGTGTACCATATTCAAGTTCGGTAGTCTTCATACTGAGACCTTCATCAAATATCCTCAACAAATGATTAAAAAGATTACTTCTTTCCATTTTTCAACCTTTCGTTTTCTTGTTTTAACAAATCCTCATACTCCTTACGCTTTGCTCGCATATTCTCGAACCATTTACTTGGTGTTATAGGACACCCCATAAGCCAATGGTCGAAGTTTGGAATAGGCAAATTGAATTCACTTGCTTCAATAGTATAATCGTACCACTTCAACAACTCTTCTTCGGGAGCTTCCTTGTCAATATCTGTTACAATAGTAGCCATATCGAAGGTAAAATCACCGCAATTGGCTATTCCTCCAACTTGGTCACCTATCCAAAATGTCTCCGGATTATCCAATCCGTAAAACTCATGCTTCTCACAGAATGCCTTCAAGTAAGCATTGCAAGCTTTCTCGTAATCATTCTTTAATTTCTCCTTATCCATATCACATATCTTTAAAAAGTTTCTTAACCTCGCTCTTCTCCACCTTTGGATGGGAGCACATCACAACTTGCGCACTTGGGTTATGCCTTACCTGCCATTCGCAAGTGTTACACCCCAAATCACCAACTTTATTAATTGCATCGGTGTATCTGCCTTTCTCACCATAGGGGCAATCAGTAACAAAATCCTTTCGTCCCCAGATGTACTCATCTATCTTGTATGAGATAGCATTTGCTTTCTTCTTTTTCTCGTTATTATTTAAAAACATCATTTCATTAAAACATTTAAAATAAACATAGCTGGCCATCATCAGCGACCTTAACATTACTCTCAGAAAACCAAAGTTCCTCCAATATTCTCTCCATGCAAGCTACAACAATCGAATTTCCAGCAGCCTTTTGAAGACTTGACTTCGGCACTCCACTTTCAAGCATCTTGTCTATGTATTCTTCGTCAACGTCCATCAAACGGAAGAGTTCTCTCGGAGTCAAACGCCTAATGCACAACCTTGTCTCGCCAAGAACAACCAAGGAGTCCTTGCTCGCAGATGTAATGGTATTGGCTATATTCTTTCCAAGCTCGACATTTGGACTATGCTTTTCGCCTTTTATCCACTTCCCTTCAGAACGAGTTCTTATAGCTGCACTCATAGGTTCTTTCCATTCATTCGATACAAATTTCTCTTTACATAGCAAGTCATCACTAAAAAAGTACTTCTCATCCACATTTTCCTCCAAGACATCAACCAAGTGTTTCTCCAACTTTGTCTTTCTCGGAAAATGATAATCTATCTTATCACCATCGTTTCGTATAGAGAGCATGAAGACACGCTTTCTGTTCTGAGGAACACCGCAGTCGGCTGCATTTACCACCTTAGCATAGTTAACATATCCGTAGGATTCCAACTCCTTGCGCCACTTGTTGAAGAACCCAATGAACTTTGTTTGAACCAAAGCCTCTACATTCTCCATCAAGAGGTATTTCGGTCTCTTGGTAATAATGGCGTTTCTTGTAAACCAAAGGATAGAGGAACGTGTATTGCTTCCCTCCTCTATTCCTTTCTGCTTTCCGGCTTGCGAAACAGACTGACAAGGTGTTGAATATGTCAACAAGTCAAAGTCGGCAACCTTGCTCCAATCTATCTTGGTCATATCACCGAAATTCTTACCGGACAGACTAGGAAAGCAAGCATTATGTAATGCTATTGCACTTGGCTCTATCTCCGACCAGCCGATGCACTCGTAATCGAAATCAGAATGGTTCTTCTTCAACCGCTCTAAAGCCATTAGTTGAGAGTCATATCCGGCACATAGTTCAAATGTATGTATCTTCATTAAATATCATGGGTTTTACAAAAATCCTCTACAAAGCCGTCACCCCAATCATCCTCATGCCATATCTTTGCAACTTCAAGCTGTCCCATTTCCTTTATGGCCAAAAGAACTTGCTTTATATCGTTTTCATACTTAGGCAATGAGTTCTCTATAATCGGAAATAAATCCTTTATCTCTTCAAAAGACAACACAACATCAAACGAACCACCTCCACTTGGCGTTACTTCAAACAACTCTTCAGAAAGATTCTTTGCGGATTTTAACCACTTCAAGAATTGCTTTCTACTACGATACTCACAATATAAATTGCTAAACTTTACGTATAGCTTATCAAAACCTAACTCTTTCATAATAAATCAAATTTTTCTTTAATTATCTGTTTCAAACACAGTCTGCTTGCCTCGTCTCATAGCACGATACTTCTCAGGAGCCATTGGTAAGCCATTCTCTTTTAATGCTTTCTCATATGCACCAAAAGCCAAGCAATCCGCTTGCTCGTTCAAATCATCACCATTATGTCCCTTTACCCAAGTCAAAATAACAAGCTTATCCTTTGCACACTTACGATACAACTTGATTAAGTCTGTGTTCTTTATATCTGCGCCTATTTCCCAATCTGTATAGCGGAACATCTTTAATGCGTACTTGGAATCACTTCGAACCTCTATGACAGAACCTTTCGGGCAATAATTAACGGCTGAAATTATCGCTAACATCTCCATTCGGTTATTTGTCGTATGCAAACAATGATGCGTTTTTATTTTTTCAAGTTCTCCTGTAGATGTATTCACAACGATATAAGCAGAGCCACCTGCTTTATGAGTGGAATAATTATCGCAACTTCCATCAGTATAGCAAATATAATTTGGCATAAGCCTTTTCTTTTCCGAAACAACCACTTCTGCTTTCGAATCAACTTTACCATACTTTGCATTCTTGCCAGTTCGCAAAACACTATTAAATGTACCAGCCAATGTACGCCAATCTTTCGGATAACGACCATCTTTAAGTTTCCATCCATTGTTACAAAGAAGTTCCCATAAATCTCTTGCAAATCCTTCTTCTATCCAATTCTTCTTTGCGCAATAATCTTCAAAAATTCTGCGTGATGGTATCTTAGTATATAAATCTTTTGCAAATTCTTCCACCTCGTAATCTTTCTTTGTCGCTGTATACCAATTGGGAATAACGACTATAACTTCTCTATTCCCAAGGAGTTCTTTGTATCTAGAAATATAAGCGGCATATTGACTTGATGAGTCTTCAAACTCTGCATTCTGCACTATTTTCGCAAAAGTTCTGTTCGGAACACGTAGCGTAAACAAGTCTATTTGCTCATTTCCTTCCAAAACATTGTTCAACAACTCAAACATAATCTCAATCTTGTCAGATTTTACATCATTCACGGCAAAATGGTCACTAATGAATTTATCACCATCATATAAGCGACAATATACCAAAACTCTCCTAGCACTCTTCATACGATAAGAACTCAAATATACATCATAAGCCTTAACTTTGTGTTCTGACCTCAAGTATTGTTCTTCTATCTTCTTCATAATCTCGTATATATAATAACACGTAATATACTAAGGAACACGTTAGCCTATTAAAGACTCCCTATATATAGATTCCAACTAACTACTAATATGAAAATGTCCGAAATAGAACTCGACCTTTAATCAGGTATATTGGTTAATCCTATTGATCCATTATAGTATTTGTTCGTGCCTTTTTCAAAAGCACCATGTCCCTTCAATTTATAACCATAGATTCTGTGCTTGATAGCAACAGAAGTCTCTCGGTCTCCAAAAGAGTAAGAGCAAGGTATGATTAAATAGTGCAGGTTACCTACGTTAAACGTAAAGTTCCTACGACCAAGCCTTTGCAATGTTCGTTCCATCTCTCCCTCGTTTCTATCATCTGCCATGTGCATTTCCGCATACGTGGACTTAATCTTACCTTCGCTGATAAGATTCTTCTTGATTCGGCATATAGAGCCATGCCCCATATTCACAACCTTTGCAAATGAGTTAGTAGTTAGTTGATGCCAAGCACAATCATTGTTTCCAACGTTAAAACAGTCTTGACGAGCACCACTAATAACCGATATGTACAAAATGTTGTTGACTATAGAATATAACTCCTTTAGCTTATAGTCCTTATTAATAGGAATACGACAAACGTAAGCCCCTTGAAAGCGACCGCCCTTTTTATTGGGCTTCTTTTCTTTATCACGGAACGTATTCACGATAAATCGCCCGTTACCAAGTTCTGTAAAGAGTCCATCCTCCTTGACATCCTTTAGCAATTTTCTTGCCTTTGGATAGCCTACACCGAGTTTTTTCTTTACATCCTTGATGGTTAAGTTAAATATTACAGAATTTCTGCGTTGCATCTTACACCAAATGGCAAAGCAAAGAGTCTCCTTGTGCGCTTTCACTTCTTGCGATGACGCACCATAGGTGTACTTCTTTACCAAGTCCATACGTATATGTAAATAATGCTTTCCCATAAATTCCCTATTTGTTTAACTTATCTGTGTTTCGCCTACTCCAACAATCATAGCCCATTATTAACTTAGAACTATCTAAGGATGTTTCGACTCAAAACAAGGATTCTAAAAAGAAATCCTTACCCTTCATTCGTCTGACACCGAAATCTAGGTAAGGATTATCGTGATGTGGCTTTCGCCACGGAAAATCTTATTGATTCTTGTAAGCGTGTCAGCACCAACAAAGCACGCTGCAAAGATACTAATTTATTTTCAAACTGCAAGGGCTTTAGTGTGTTATTCTGCTCTAATTGCACATTTTTAACACATAACACAATTTTAGTTACGTATATAAAACTACAAACACATTAATCCGTTTGCAGTTTTGGTGTTTCGCACTCTAAGGCATTTTCAAGACAAAAAAAGAGCAACCTTGACATACTCCCTCGCTATTCGCAAGGAATTGTTGGGTGGCTAACGTGGCTGCGCCCTTGCGAGTGCTTGGGTGACTTACTACCACTCCCCAATTCGGCAATGCCCTGCCGAAGTATATTCTCAGCTGCGAAGAGGTCTCTAGGATGAACAGCACCACAACTAGGACAAATCCAAACCCTATCACCCAATGACAGCTTATCATTCTTATAACCACAGGTGCAAAGGCGGCTCGAAGGGAAGAATCGGTCAATCTTATGAACCTGAACGCCATACTTCTTCGCAACGTGCTCCAACTTCACAACGAAATCGCCATGAGCCAAGTCAGACATCTTGCGTCCCCAACGCTTTGTCATTCCCTCCAAGTTCAAATCTTCCAAGCAAATCAAGTCGTAACGCCTGCACAACTCATGTGCCAGCTTCCACTGGAAATCGGAACGTTTGTTCACGATATTTCGATACAATCGCTCCAACTCCAACTTTTTGCGTTTGCGGTTGTTGCTGCCCTTCTTGCACTTCGAGAAGTTGCGAGACCTGCGTCTGAGTTCTTGCAAGTCAGCTTTAAGGAACTGAGGGTTATCAATCTCACGACCATCGCTCAAAGTCAGGTACTTCTTCAATCCAAAGTCGATGCCCACGGATGCACCATCGTGTGACTTTCCGTAAGGCTCGGCTTGCTTGTCCAAGCAAAGGACAATGAAGTATTCGCCCAACTTATTGCGCTTGACCGATACCCTCTTGACCTTGCCATCGTAGGGACGGCTCAAAAAGAATTTGAAAGACTTCTTTATCTTGTTTATAATTAGCTCATTTCCACTGAGGGTATAGCCACCTTGCTTGAAAACAAAAGAACTAAATTCAGATGCTTTCTTAAACTTTGGTGGACGCTTCGCATCATGCTTGAAGAAACGCTTGTAAGCTATATCCAATCTATCCAAGATTTCCCTAACGGTATGACTATGCAATAACGTTGGCTTATATCGCTTAGAAAAATGCTTAAACATCGTAAATTTTGGAATATACTTGTGATACAACTTATAGTACCTCTTCTGCAAGGCAAGCGCATGATTCCAAACATAGCAAGCCTCACGGAGCATCTTACCCAAATGCTTCGTCTTCTTTGTCCGATATAGCTTGTACTTGTATGAAATCATATTCCTAAATTTTAAACAGTTTTTGAAAGGTGTGTCTCACCGAAATCCACTTGCAAAGATACGAAATTTCTTCCGTATATGCAAGGAAATCAGCAAGAACTTTCACCGAAATTCTAATTAAGTGCAGTTTATTGTGTGCCTCACATTTATATCTTACGCTACCTTGGTTAGCGTTTCTTCAGCAATCTCTACCCACTGGCAAGCATCCTTGCGAAAGAACACCTTGCTAGGGATAATCTTACCATCGACCTCCAAAACATCACCATTATACTTAAACGTGTGGTTCTTTGTCAATGGTATCAAAAGGTATGTATTGCCCTCTTTCTTGTCGTACACAAGCGTCAAATCCGTGCCGATAACCTGTGATACCACCTTGTGCTCATCTGAGCTTAAAACACCAATTCTGCCATCATGCTCAACATAAAGAGCATTCATCAAATTCTTATCCATATCTTAGTTCTTTTTAAATCGCTAATAATCGCTTTATGCAACCTTGATAAAGTTAAAGAACTTCATCTGTCGCCAAGCTTGTTTCTCAACGTCCCAATACTTAACGCAGTCCTTGCAAGCATATCCCTTGCCATTTGGAGTATAATCTATCAAAGACTCCTGCAAAGTGCCGAATGCCTGACGGATTGAGCCATCCACCTTCTGAAAGTAGAACTCGACAACTCTCTTCTTCATTGCCAGCTTCAACTTCAACACTGCCCAAGCTTGCTTCAAGCACTCTGACCAGCTCATTGTTGCTGATTTCAACTCAAAGGCTCTGTGTGCCATTGCCATCACCTCTCTCATCATATTCTTAAAAGAATTAGCCATAATCAACTAAACGGTTTTACGAGTGCCACTCGGCTGCATAGCAGCATCTAATAGTTAAACTTTAAAGCCTTTATCTCTTAAAGACGCTGCAAAGATAAACCAAAAGTTTTAGTTTACCAAATAATTTTGCATAAAAGTTTAAGTTTTAGGTTAACTTTAACACCCGTTAGTAAAACTTTTGGTTTATTTTATATATTTTAAGTAAATAATCGGTTTATTTTTTGTACCTTTGCACAATAATCATTTAAACTAAAAGTTTATGGCAACAAAAGTTAGTGAGGATATAAATTTGAACCTCAAAGATATATTAAAGGAGAAAGGGGTTATGTCTAAGGATTTGGCAGAATACTTAGATATATCAACCGTGGCAATGAGTAAGATTATAAACAACAAGACTACACCGTCATTGGGTACGTTAGCCAAGATTGCAAAATTTCTCAATATGAAGCTATCAACACTCTTAGGTGAAGAACCTCTGATTATAAACAATACAAATGATGATTTCATTGCCCTTATAAAACAAGGAAATGATTTGTTTTCAGCCTCATCCATCGCTGAGGCTAGGTATATACTGGATACGCTGGAAAACAAAAAGGAGGGGAAATAAATGTATTATTTTCAATATCCCCCAAAAACAAAGGGGAATACTCACGCATTCCCCTTCTCCATAAGTTGTTACCTAAAAACCAATCTAAAACCTTAATAACTAAAAACCAACCTAATAAAATAACTTTTTCTTATATTTTACCGTGAGAAAGAAAATCATCGTAACCAGCATCAAGGAAACGACCCAAAAGGAAATCATACCGAATTTCCAATAGAACAAATCCCATCCCTCCAAGTCTTTCTCAATATATTCCTTTTTGGTCTGGGAAATACTCAATTTTCTATTGAGACTATCCCTCTGTTCCTTGTATATACTAGCTCGCTCTGCTATCTCCTTATAATGAATAAGGCTATCACGAACCTTGGATAGTTCCTTGCTGTCCCTGTATCTAATCTCTACATGAGTAGAATCCTTACCTAACACCTTACCACTCTCATCTACCCTTGTCGTGACATCATCCTTTATGTATGTGGAATCCTTAACCTGCTTTTCGGTCTGCTCCCAATGGTAAGAGAGTAAGCTATCCTGAATGAGCCTGACCCTTTCATTGACGATAGAGTCCCAGTGAGCATAATTAGTAGTGTCTCGCACCACCTTTTCCACTTCTACATATTTCGTTGTCCGGCATCCGTACATCATCAGCATGATGAAGAAACCTACCAATATGGTAACGAGCCAACGCCACCAATCAAATCTTAGTTGCATATCAACCTCCTTTTTGAGTGCAAAGGTACAAATAAAAACTAACAGGAACTATTTTTTAGTCCTTATTCTCTTTTCCAAAATTTCAAAAGTGAAGAAAAACCACCACCCAATTAAGGATGATGATCTTGCTAATGCCTTAGTTGAGCCTGTATCTCGTAAGATTACCAAGTGATTAACTTTCCGTTATTACATACGAGCTTTCCGTATTGTATATTTCCAACCCTGCGAAGCCATCCATGCAGGTTCACGCTTTGCTCTTGGTCATTGTTCACAATCGCATTGAGAAAGGCAATTCGTGACACCTTCAGCTTATCGAACAACGCCCATTGACCTTGTTTATATGCATTGATAGCAGCCAAGGTTATATTACCCATGATACCATCAGCTTTTGTTCCTACGATAGTCTGAATCTTTTGTACTGCTCTGCTTACTCCACTATTATAAGCAAAGTCAACCAAGAGATTAGCCACCGACTGGTTGTTGATTTGGTCAGCCTTGCAAGCATCCCAATAATATTTCTTGAAGATGTGATGCCATTGTTCATCGGTTATCTTCTTCAAGTCCGATGCGGTCTTGTTTGCTCCATACACTTTGCGGAACGTCTCTAGGGTAACGCCTTTCATTGTTTCGTGTCCCCTATCACTCTTCTTGTTAGAATAACCACCCTCGAATGAGAGGATGAATAGTTTTAAAATACTTGAATCTGCCATAGTCTATTTATCGTTTTCGCTTTGATGTTCGCCACGTTCCCCTATAGTCTTGGTAATGCCAGCCGTGACGAACAAACTAGCCACACTACCAACAAATGCACTTAACCCCATCAAATCTGTCTTGATAGTCCCATAAGTTACCACTTCCCACACTAAGATAAAGCAGACAACCAGGAGCATCAAGAAACCTATCAAAGTAACGGACACTAAAAAGAATGCCTTGCTTGAATGTCCGCTATTAACTTGTATGAGTAATTTCAGATACTTTATCATAATTTAATCCTCCCTATCACGATATATCGCATCTTCTTCCTTTTCAACCAACGATTCTAAGGATTCTCGCTTTCTTGGTGGGGTTCTAAGTTGACATCCATCCTTGATGCATCTATTCCATTGTGCCTCATGCAAGGCAAGCTTCAAATCGTTCTTCTCGTCCCTAAGATTGCGTATCGTAATTCTGTATTGGTTGATTTCCTCATACAATTCATCTACTTTACTGTTAAGATTAACGACCGACTCGTTGGAACGTTCATAGAGAGCCTTCCACTCATCGGCATATGATGAAATAGTCTTATTCTCTTCCTGTGATGCGAGTGCCGCCTCCTTTCGTTTTCTACTATTATAGTACAGCAACGTGGAGATAACTCCCGATGCGCAAAGAAGATTAATTCCCGTCTGTATTAATTGAATAGTTTCCGCTGTCATTTCCTTATGTTTTTTGTTGCAAAGATAGCTATTTATATATAATAATGTGAAAATAGCCGAGTCAGAAAACTACACAATTAATTTTTGTGCAAATAATTAAATATTTCCTTAAACAAAGTTATAACACATTAAATTATTTGCTCTATCAATAAAATCTCATTACCTTTGCAAATACAGGTGAGTCACACCATAAAAAACTGAATAAAAATGAAGATAATAGAACAAGATACAATAGACATCATTAAGGCGCACATAAATGAACGACCAAGATACAAGTTGGCACAAAGAATGGGTGTCAGCGTGAAATTCTTGTATAAGATTCTACATGATTGCAATTGTAAAATCGAACATAAAAGACCTGTTCCGAAACCCAACAAGAAGCGTGATGAACAAATTGCAAAGCTTTACACCAACCATTCAGTCAAAGAGATTGCCGAGATTGTAGGGTGTCATCCGTCTACAGTAGGAAAGGCGGCAAAAAGACTAAAGCTTACTCATTCGAATGAAACTATCGAAAGACTTAAAAAGAATAGTTTGGCAAATTTAAAGAAAGCGTATGAGAAAGCAACAATAAGTAAAAGGGTAAAAAGCTGGCAAAGAACCATGCAGATGGAGAAATTCAGAGTTATATCCTGTATTCCGCAACAGACAAGATTCAAATTTGCGGATATGCCTATAAAAGCATATCATGCCAAGTACAATCTCATAACAAAGCATGGATATTTCGCTTTCGAAGGTGAGCCATACACCATAGGTTATGACCGGAATACTCATAGGATGAATGAAGAATACTATAAGAACAAATATGGATTTTCTTTTGAGGAGGATGAAGAATGCCAAGAAGATTAACAAAAGAACAGATAGACTATATTAAAGTCCACATCAATGACTACCCACGAAAGGAAGTAGCCAAGGCTGCTGGTGTTACACTACACACCTTATATAAATATATCACTATTTTAGGTGGCACAAAAATAGACAACAAGTTGAGTAAAGAAACCATCAGCCAAATTTCCGTCATGTACCAAACGATGACAGCAAGGGAAATTTCCGAAGTGTTGAATATTCCTCAATCTACAATATTAGGACAAGTCAGTAAGCTTGGTTTAAAACACAATGTAGAAACGATAAATAGAATTCGTAAAGAGCGAAACAAGTCTCTAAGAAACTATTGGAATAAAGAAAGATATGCAAGTAAAGGAAGAAAACTTCACATGCAATACAAAATGGACGAACTTAGAGTGTTGTCGGGTAAGCCTCAAGAAACAAGGTTAAGAATAAGAAAACTCTCCCCAAAGGCTTTGAATGCGAAGATGTATTTGCGAAAATCTTATAACTATTTCTACTCTAAGGGTGAGCCGTTTATTCTCTGCTATGACTCCGAGACAAAAAGACACCCTAAAGAGGAATACTATACTGAAAAATTTGGTTTCAAGTTTGTGTGTGCTTAATTTCCGTTTGCAGTTCCGTTTGCATTTTTCGTTTTCTGCAAACGGAATTTGCAAACAAGCCTTTGATTTTCATGCATTCGAAAGTATGATATTACCCCCTATCACTTTAACTTATTGATTATTAACGATTAAAAGAAAGTTTGATAGAGTTGTTAAACCTTTTGCTTATTATTCGTAACTTTGCAGCCGTAACGTTACATAGAGTTAGTTTAATTAAGGTTTAACACAAAAAGATTATTCTTATGGAGACATCAAAAACTTATGTTTTTAATCCAGAGGGTTCAGGTAACAATGGAGGAATGATGAGCTTGATAGCTCCTTTGCTCCAACAGAGAGGCGTTGACCCAAACGTTCTTCTTGCGATGAAGGGTAATAACGGATTCGGCAATGGCGATGGTTCTTGGTTCATTTGGCTGCTCTTTATCCTTTGCTTCTGTGGTTGGGGCGGTAATGGTTTCGGCTTTGGTGGTCGTGGTAATGGCGCAGGTCTTGCCAATGAAATCAACAATGACTATGGTCGTTCCTTGCTTATGGATGCTATCGGTGGCAATCGTAATGCACTCAGCAATCTCGCTACTCAGCTCAATTGTACTGAAGGACAGATTCAACAAGCAATCTCTGCCTTGACAACCCAAGTTCAGAACGTGGGCAACCAAGTAGGCATGAGCGGAATGCAAACCATCAACGCTCTTCAGCAAGGTAACATGCAGATTGCATCACAACTCGCTGATTGCTGCTGCCGTGTAAATAACAATATTACGGCTATGGACGGAAACGTCAAGTTGGCTATGTGTCAGCAGACTGGCACTTTGCAGAATGCCATCAACAATGTAGCCGTAAGTCAGGAACGAGGTTTTTCTAATGTTGCTTTCGAAACCAAGGGTCAGACATGCGACATTTTGAATGCTATTAAAGATAGTACTCAGACCGTAGTTAATGGCCAACGCCAAGCAGAACTCAGAGATATGCAGGACAAGATAGACCATCTTCGTGAAGAGAATGGAACTTATAAGTCTTCTGCCATGACTTCGCAGATTGTAGGTCAAGCTATGGCACCTGTCAACGCTATGTTGGCTGGCTTACAAAAAGAGGTAGATGGTATCAAGTGTAAGCTTCCATCAACTGTTACAACAAGCTACAGTCCATTTACTGCTGTTCCAAATTGCGTTGCTTGGCAAACAGGCTTATATGGTCTGAATGGTGTCAACAATGCAAGCTTTTGGGGTTAATTAGGAAAGGAGGCTGCTATGTTATGGATGAGACCTTTTGCATGGGTTAATCGTAACGGCTCGGCAGCTATCGCATCTACAGGCGTGGTGGTGAACACCGAAAATGTCATTTTCTCGTTCAGAAACCACGCCTTCGTGAATGCTAACTATAGGGGAACTATCTTTGTGAACCTACATCAAGCCATTCCGACAGGTACGACAAATACGCTGCCAATCCTTTTCGAGACCAATGGCGTAACCCAAGCTGTAACTAAGTTCAACGGCAATCCTTTGACGGTAGCCGACATTGCAGGAACTGGAGTTTATCAGTTTTGGTTCGAGCGAGATACTAACACCCTTCAGCTAATGACGGGTATTGTTTAACAATTAACATTACAAAGCTATGTTTCAAGGACTTCGACCTAACAGCATATTTTATGTGCTTGACAAGGGTGAAAACCCAAGTCTTAAAATCGGACAGGTTGTGTCGGTCAGTAACCCACAACCTAAGTTCCCAACATATACTCCTGGGCAATTCAACCCACAACCAATGGAGACTACCGTTGATGTTGTCGTAAAATTGCCTAATGAACAAATGGAGTTCAAACAACTCCCATCCAATATGCAAATTGCAAATTCGGAAAACCTCGTGGTTTCTGAAAGCCGTGAAGCTATGGATGCGGAAGTTGAGGCTATGTATCGGCATTCTAAGGAGATTGTGGAAAGCGAGCCATACCACAAAAAGGTTATGGAAGAGTGCGCAAAGATGCGTGCCGTATTGAATCCACAAATAGCCAAAGACAGACAACAGGAAGAAGACATCAATAACCTCAAAAGCGAGGTTAGCGGAATGAAGGGAACTTTGACCGATATTAAGTCTATGTTGTCAGTGGCTTTGGAAAAAGTTAATACAAAAAAGTAAATCATTATGGGATACATGATAGAAATTACCGAAAACAAGGTAAATGAAATGTCGGAACTTGTAGAGAAGATGCTTAAGTATGGTGGTAAACTCATGCACTGCATTGATGAAATGGGGGATGACAAGTATGGACGAATGGGTCACAGAAGCCCAATGCCGGATTACCGAGACAATTGGGATGATGACGATGATGACCGCTATGGTGAAAGACATGGTGGTCGCAGAGGTGGCGGTTATCGCTATTAGTATTACACTTTGAGGTGGGGAGAAATCTCCACCTCCTTTAAAAGCTTTTATTATGGGAAGATACAAAATACCACTTGACGCATACGATATGAAGCCTGAAGGGATGATTGCATACCTTCGCTACAATGGCTGGCACTTCAATAAAAAGATGTGCGATTGGGCTATTACCTTAATGCGCAAGACAAACGCAACGACTGGTAAGCTCGAAAAAGTTGAACCGACAGAAAAAGATACAGTCGAGGAACTTCTTAAAGTCAACAACGTAAAGTTGGAGAATGCCGACAATTACGATTTCGTCTATGTCGCAAACATGGCTAGAGCCGATTTCTTTAAGTCCTCTTTAAAGGACGAAGCTGCTTTGGCTCAATTCATTAAGGATATGGTGGATGACCCTGACCAAGCGGACGGATTTATTTTTAATAGATTTTATGCCGATTGCAACCATAATGGTATCGGCATTCCATGGGATGAAGTATTATGATTAGACAAGAAATTTACTTGGAGAAATACGATTGGAATGTGATTGTATGTCATGTAGCTAATCAAGAAGAGGTTGACGAAGCTATGGACTTACTAAGTTCCATTGATTGTAAGGGGCAACCATTATTGGATGCATACGACCACATTTCAACCGATTCTTCAAACAAAGGATTGACATACACAAATGTTTCAAAGAAAACAAGTGTTGTGCTCATTTGCAAGTCTACTTCTGAAGGTGAGTATATAAATAGTCTCACACATGAAATGTTTCATGTAGTAGCACATATATGCAACCATCTGGGAATAGATATGCAAGGCGAAGAACCATGCTATCTTATGGGATGGCTTTGTCAGTCGATATTATAGAAGATTTCCTTATAAGTTTAACTTGGCGGGCAGACCTTGGATTTTTCCATCTGCCCTCCTATAAAATTACAAGAATATGAGTTGTTCGAAAATCAAAAATTACCTTTATGAACGTTTTAATGAGGATTTTAACGTTCTATCTGAGAATGAAAATCGAGTTATCATTACATTTGATGATAATGACTTGTCGGTACTCGTAAACAAGATGGAGAATAAATTATTCATTCTCGTTCCGCTAACTAATATGCATTCGTTTGAACATCATCCGGATTGGATCTTGGTAGATGGCGAACGCATCAATAGCAACCTATTTTGGAAGGAATGCGGCAACCAAGTGATAGAATATCAAGGTGATGCCCCTATAGCTATCAAGCAAGACACCATAGAGAGAATTGTTAATGATTTCATTAAAAACAGATAACGTTTTAAAATTTGCATTAATTTATTTGCAAGACTATCTTTTTTGTCGTATCTTTGCATTGTAATAAAAATGGTGAGACACACCGGAACAACTGTGTTTTTTAACTTAATTTTCGTAGATAAAGATATTAATATATCAATATAGAAAAGCAAAATTATGACAGAAAAAGGATATTTAATCAAGAAAAAAGTATTATTCATTGATTTAGACGACACGATTATTACAACTATATCAGGAAACACCTTTCCTACAGATGTAACAGATTTCAAAATCCGTAAAGAGGTTTTGGATAAGATTGTAGATGCATTCCCTACTCTTTACTATGTGGAAATAGTCTCAAACCAAGGAGGCATCCCTCAATTTGTTGACGAACAGGATTTCATCGGAAAGATAAAGGCTATTGAAAGCTTTATGCAAAAATATCTTCGCAATCATACCGGACGAAATATCTTCGTCAACTCTATGTATTGCCCATCGCATGCAGAGATAGGAATGAGAAAGCCAAATACAGGAATGCTTGAGTCGTATTCTTCTTGGAAGAAAAGTGAGCTGATAATGATAGGTGATGCTAGCGGAAAAGAAGGTGACTTCTCGGACTCCGACAAACAATGTGCGGAGAATTTCGGTATTGAGTACATTGATGTAGAAGACTTCTTAAACATGTGATAGCGAGATATACAATAAAGATATGTTATCACTCGAATTAAAAAGCAAGTAAGCTTACAATTTCTATATTTTCTCATATTTTAAAATAAACTAAAATTCTATCGGTTTTAGAAGCTTTAAAAAGGAAATAGGAATAAAAAATGCGTAAATATGGCATTTTTTATTCCTATTCTCTAAATAAAGTAAACAAACATTCACTTATTTTTCTTTAATTTATAAGAAATGTTCAAAGTACAGATACAATCCTTCCACGAACCACATTATTAATGTCATGGTTGACATCGTTACCCAAGTAAAGAAGTACTTATCGACTTTCTTGTATTCACAGGAAAGATACAAATAAGCAATGAACGTGCTATTAATTATTACCAGTATCGCTACTATAATCAAAGTACAAAACATATAATCCATAATAATACTCATACGTTCTCGCTTATCCGTGATGCGATAGGGCTTATCCGTTATGGTTTTCTCTTACTCTTAATGAAGTGCAGAATATCCCACTTCTTCCAATACCTCGTATGTCCTCGCTTTTTGCACTCGCCGTTCGGAATATCACCCCTAGCCACCATCCTGTTAAGGGTAGCATCTGAAACGTGAAGCTTCTCCTTGACTTCCTCGGTAGATAGCATCGGATTGAGCATATCTGGGATGATGTCGCACAATCTATCCAAATCATCATCGCTCATTCCGCAAGCGGTGATTTTTTCTCCGTTCTTCTGCTGCTCGTCTGCTTTAAAGCAAGCATCACTTAGCGACTTCAAAGCCGTGCCGAGCAACTTATAATTTAGTATCTTTCCCATAATCACGCACAGATTTTACGTCCTAACTTACTTCTACTGATAAACAAATCCACAAAAGAGTACAGATAGAATATTGCCGTTACTACCATAACAGTAAAGCAGGAATCAACCATATCTTTTGTCGTGTACCAACTCCACTCAACAATGTGAGCCGCAT